AAAATGAGGTAGCTTATGAATGTTGAAAATTTTTTAGATGCTATTGAAGTTATTGTAAATAAAAGAGTAGAAGAAAACAATACTCAAATTTATACAGGTATTATCGTAAAAGAAGGTACATCTTTAAAGGTGAAGGTAAAAAATAAAATTTATGATTTACCTGTGTATGGTGGTAAAAAATCCGATGTTAAAGAGGGAATTAGTGTAAAAGTTTTTGTTCCACAAGGGCAAATGAGTCAAGCATTTATTCTGATTTGAAGGAGGTGATTCCTTGGCGCTGTATACACCAGTAATTGTAAAATTAAATTCTATTGTTGTGAGTGGTTTGTATGTTCAGCCCACAACTTTTCCTTTCTATATGGAATTTGTTGTTTCTGGCGGTAATAAGCCAACAAATTATGAAGTAAAGATAACATCACTAACTAGCGCCTCTTCTTCATATACTTATTCTGGAATTTATAATCAAAGTCCTCAAGTAGTAAGCTTTGACGCAAAGGATAAAATTCCTGTTCGTAGTGACATTTGGTCTTGCCAAGTAAGAACATCTAATGGTTCTGAAACATCTGAGTGGTCTATCGCTAAGACTTTTTACACTGGAAGGGAACCTTATTTTCGTCCTTCTTTTGTCGCTAGTGATTTAGCTGACTTTAATGGCCCCACACAAACAGTAAGATTAGTTTATGATACAGGACAGACGGAAATTCAACAAACAGGAGAGACACAAATTCTTGATAGTTATATTTTAAATTTATATGACGTAAAAGCAAATAAGATAGTGGACACTTCTGGAATACAATACACTTATCTTGTTAATATGGAGCCTAATGAGGAAGTTAGTTATGAATATACCTTTTTTGGTCTTGAACAAGGAAGAACATATTCAGTTGAAGCAATAGGGAACACTAGCTTTAATTTAACTTTTTCTCAGCGCTCTCAAAAAAATATTACTATTAGTTACCCAATCGAAGATGATAGTTTATTGTTTTTAGAAAATAATTGTGAACAAGGATTCGTTCATGTTGAAAGTCCATTAAAAAATATTCAGCCAAGTATTAGCACTTTCCCTGACGCAGGATTTACTTCTGATAATGGTTATTATCCTGGCTACAATTCTGAAACTAATAGGTATGGTTTTACAACTTGGAGCGGTTTTAATTCTAAAGATGATTTTACTTTGCAAGTAGATGGAAGGGATTTTAAACAGGTTGGAAAAAATTATGACAACATAAAGTTACAAGGAAAATATGACGCTGAAACAGAGGCTTATCCTGAATTAACATTAAACTATAAAGAAGATATAAACGAAGGCATTGCATGGATAGAATGTCGTTTAGATATTTTCCATGTAACGTATGGAGAAACTAGCAAAAAACATTCTTATATAGCTTATAGCAATTCAATTTCTCGTCCTTTGTCTTTTGAAGATTTGAATATTTGGATAAGATATGTAAATGGTTTGCTTGACATAGTTTTAACCAAGAAGGAGGGTTGAAGATGATAGGCTTTTTGGGATATAACTTTTTTGCGGACGGAAATGCGGCAGACCCTATGCCTGTCTATAATTTTGAAACAAATTCTCTTTCTGCTGGTGGGTTTGTTATAAAACAAATTAGACTTTCAAAAAATACAGAATTTGAAGAAACTGAAAGCATTAGCAATATTTGGGATAAAGACACTTTGCTTTTAACTCATTTTGATAAAAAGACTTTACAAGCAGGGTACTTTCCTGATGCTTTCTCTCGTGCTTATAAAGCAAGAATCAAAAGAAGAGAAGTTGGAACCGGAAATTGGTTTACTATAAAAGAATTTGATTTAAGAAATAAAAACACTGTTATAACTTTTGATGATTATTCAGCAGTAAAAAGTAACGTAACTTATGAGTATGCTATTGTTCCAATGGACACAGATACGATTGAAGGGCAATATTTTACGCGCCGTGTTCTAAGCCAATATAAAGGTGTTTTTATTTGTACCGTTGACACTGCTTTTAAAATGTATGCTCAAGTATCTTACGGAGATACTCAACAAAATCAAAAAGTTGATATTTATGAACCTTTGAATAAAAAATATCCTACTTTGATTAGCAATGCAACAACAAACTACAAAACAGGCAGTCTTGCTGGAATGGTTCTTCAAGATAATTATGATGAAGAGGAAAGAGTTCCTGATAGAAAAGCTATTGTAGATAAAGCAAATAGCTTCTTAGAGTTCGTTACGGACAAGCAACCAAAAGTAATAAAGGACTGGAATGGAAATTCTTTTTTGGTTGTATTTACTGGTACCCCTTCTTTGAGTTATGATTCTAATTATGGAATGGGCGTTATTAACGCTTCTGCTGATTGGGTCGAAGTAGGGTCTGTTGACAGTAGAGATGATTTGTACTATGCTAATTTAATTCCAAGTAAGGAGTAAAATTATGTTTACAGAAAAGGATTTTGATATTTTAAAACAGACTTCTTTCATTCGTTATCTTAAAGTAAAAGTGCTATCTTTAAACAAATTTGGTAATTTTAGACAAGTTGATGAAATAAGTGGGAAAATGTTAAGTTGTTCTGTAAATGTAGATGCTGACAGTGACTTACGACGTAGTTGTTCAATAGAACTTGTTGTTGAAAGCAAGGAATTTGAAGTTTCTCCTGGTAGTGATATTTGGCTGGATAAATATATTTCTCCGCAGGTCGGATATGAAGATAGGGCAACGGGTGAAATTTATTGGTACAATCAAGGGATTTATCTTGTTGATGCACCTTCTTGGCGATATGATGCGACAACAAATTCTTTATCCATTCAAGGTTTAGATTTAATGTCAAAACTAACCGGTACAAGAAATGGTTATTTGCCTGGTATCCCAACTGTTATTCCCCAAGGAAGCTCAGTTAAAGGAGCTATTATTGCGGCGATTCAACTTATGGGATTTAACAAATACGTTGTTAATGAATGTCAAAATGTAGATGGAAGTATTCAAGAAGTTCCTTATGATATTCAAATTGACCAAGGTGGCACTATATATGATATTCTTAGCGAATTAAGAGATATACTTCCAAATTATCAAATCTATTTTGATATAGATGGGGTATTTCATTATGAACCTATTCCAGATGATGATAATGATTCAGTTTTAATAGACGATTCTTTTTTGAAATGGATTCTTATAGGTGAAGATATTGATACGGATTTTCAAGCAGTAAAAAACGTAATCGAAGTATACGGCAGAACACATGACGTAAGTTATTATTATAGTGATGCTATTTATGGAGTAGTTAGATATGAGGGTGCTAATGTAGGTGCTATTGAAGTAAAGTATGCGCCTCAAGGAACCTTATTGGATGGTACTATAATTGGTCTTACTGTTCCCAATTACAGCGGTAATTTATATTTTATTGCAGAGTATGATTTGGTGGAAGGGGAGATTGAAGTCACTGAGCTTTATGAAATTTACGACACTAATGGTTCTAGGCTTTATGAATTACCTAAAAAAGAATATGCCGTATTGCAATATAAAGATAAAGAACTTGGTGGCGGATATTTTATTTATATCGGAAGACAACAAGCTTATGGAGAAGCAAGCGACAATGATATAAATAGTCCTTTTTATATTGGCGGCTCTGTAGGAAGTATTCGTAAAGTTTGCTATGGCGGTGAATATGATAATATAACAACAGATGATTTGGCCTTGCAACGTGCGGCAATAGAACTATATTGGGCGGCAAGACTTAATGATACTGTAAAATTAACTACCTTGCCTGTCCCTTGGCTTGATGTCAATATTTTAATGCAACATGCAGTTAGAGACAATGAAGAAATGAAAAAATATATTATTAAATCTTATTCTGTTGACTATAGTGAAGGAGGAACTTCTGAAATTACTGCTATGACTTTTTATCCTTATTACGCAACAGCGGCGGTTGAAAAAATAGTTTTGGCTGTTCACGGTTCTTCTGGCACAGAGATTGTAATTCAAGATGCGAATTTAGAAAGTGTAGCTATTGGCACAATAGGGGCTTCTGGTGTTTTAAACTTACAACTTAAAGGGATGGGTACTTATACTATTGTTGCAACTTTAAATGGCTCAACGATTAGTAGGGATATAAGTATTTATCAAAAAGGAACGACAGATATTTATGTTTAAAAGGAGATATATATGGCAACAAGTTTTCCTGGCACTGTTCAAACTTTCGATAAGCGATTAGATTTAGTAGAAACTGATGCGCCTTTAGTCAAGCAATATCAAGAAGCCATGCAAAATGGTGATTTAAGTTTGGCGGCAAGTATTTTAGAAAAAATCCCTGACCACGATAAGAAGCTTATTTCGGCAGAATTTTTAAATGATATGACAGATACTATTGAAGCAGTTGAAGCGTTCTTTTTAGAAAGATACACTCCTGGCTATGTTGTTTCTGAAAGCCAACCATCCGGTCAAAGTAATGGTGATTTTTGGTTTCATATTACAAAAAAACTGTGAGGTAGTTTATGAAATATAATTTAAGAAGACAAGATATTCATTTAAAAGACAGACCTTTATGGGAAAATATTAAAGAATCTTGGCAACAAAAAAATTATAGCGAAGCTATTAAAGAGGTAAAAAGTTCTCAACTAAAAACAAAGACGTCTGTAGCAAGTTCATTGAATGAAATCGTAGACTATTTGGAAAAAGTACAAAATGATGACGATAAAGATTTTAAAAATGATTTAATTCCTGTGAACAAAAATGAACCTCTAGGTTTAAAAATTGGACAAATTTGGTTTAAGACAGATAAAGAAAGGGCAATTCCTTACACTTTTGCTCAAGTTACTCAAAAGAATATGACTTTTGCCCAAATTACAGCGCTAAATATTACTTGGGAAACAGTGGATAAGGGAGGATGGTGAATATGGCGACAGTTACAAAATTTGTTGGTACGGATGCTTTTAGCACCACTACATTTAATAATAAAATTGATGAAATCAATGTAGCGTTGCTTTCTGCGGGTAAGAGCGCATTTGCAACGATTGGAACATCTGTTAATGAGACTACTTTAGTTTACACTTCAGATGATTGTGATTATTATTGTGGAGCAAACCCAGAAGAAAATGCGAACATTATACAAAGAGCAATGAATGAGAATGATTGTATTTGTTTTTTAAGTGGCGTATATAATATTAGTAAGCCAATTATTGTTGAAGGAAAAACGATAATTGGAAATGAAAATGCTTCTATACAACAGCATGAAACAAATTGGACGGGAGACTTTTTATTTAAAACGTCTGATTATAGCAGTAAGAGAAATTATGTAGGTAATTTGCAATTTGCAATAACATCAAGTTCAGTAGGCGCAATTTCTTTTTTTGGAAGCGCAGAAATAGAGAATTGTTATTTTACAGGAGGCAAGTATGGGGTCTGTGGCGACCAGCCAGTTAGAGTAAATAATTGTTTTTTTAGCGAGGTAACAAATTGTGTTTCTGGAAGAACAGACCTTGTAATCACAAACAATATTGCAAAAAGTTTTAATATTTTTGTCATGGACTCAATACAGCAAAAAGGACAGAATGGTAACGCAACTATTCAAGGAAATATAGCGGAATCTTCTGTTGAAGGTTCTTGCATTGTGTCGCCTTCTGCAAATGGAGGCAATATGAATTATGTTTTAATCTTTGGTAATAGGTTACGAGCTACTAATTTTATAACCGTTGCAGGAGACAAAACAACTTTTAATTACACTATTGTGGGAAACGATATGAGTTTTGATTCTAATCAAAACTTATTAACAAAAAAAACTATTGTAGTTGGTAATAATATAAATACATCTTTAAGTGTTACTTCTGATTCTTTAAGTGCGAATAATTTATAATTAGGTGATTATATGGCAGAATATAATTTTACAATAGAAAATAAAACTTCTTCTGGATATGACCAACTATATCCGGCAACTAAGGGCGAACAAGTTGACGTATCTTCTGTTGCCTCGGCTATTGGAGAATCAGGCCCATTAAATGTAGAACAAGCTTTAACAAGTCTTTATGCTACAGCTACCAATAAAACAGGTTTTCCTAAAATTGTTACTACTATTGAACCAGGTAGAATAAATTCGAATATGGACAGTTTAACTACCCATTATAGTTACAATTTACCTTTTGCCAAAACATTAACTAAAATGCCTTCTATGGTATTTTTAGACATTGGCAGAGCTTCTGATAAAGCTTGGGACAGATTGGGGTCTACTTTTACTAGCGGTTATGGCTGTATGCATAATGTTAGGTTGTTTCTAATTCGTCAAGATGACGGCACTTTTAATGCTTATGTATGGGGGCCAACAATGTCGAACGCGCCGTTTCTACCAACTTCTTCTGGAACCTCTTACGATTATAGTAAAAATAATATTGCTTTTGGTTTTTATTATGCGATGAACGTTGACAAAGCTCCAACAAGTAGTTCATCTAGCGCGCTATTTTCTTTTACTTATTGGGGCAATAATGCTTCTACATTTAATATGTTTGGGGGGACTTGCTTTACTCAATATCCAACAGCCGCAACTTCCAGCGCTTATGTTGTTTATATTGGCAGTTTTTCGTATAGCTTAACTGGCGTTAATTTTTATATGTGGTATGGCTCAAATAGAAGTAGCACAAACTATAATTTGGTTGATTATAGAGGTATCGTATATGAATAATATATATTTTAAGCGAATAGGGTCTAGTGGGATAATTGAACAAGTTGGACAAGTAGAGTCCGTAGAATATCTTCCTGAAGGTTGCGAACAAGCAACAGAAGAGGAATACAATGATTTTTTTAATAATGTTAAATCAAGTTTTTCTGATGAGTATATTTTACAAAGTATCCGTCAAGAAAAAAATCAGCAAATGTCAGAAGAATGTTCTAAAACAATACAAAAGGGCGTTCAGTATAATGGAAAAGTATATAGTTTAACTCCAAATGACCAAATAAATATTGATTCAATGTTTAATGCAGTGTTGGCTGGGGCGAAAGAATACCCCTATCATGCTGATGGTGAAAGCTGTTGCAACATGAAAGCAGAAGATATTCTTAATCTGTATGTGCTTTATAAAAAAACAGTAACTTATTATACAACATACTATAATCAACTGAAAATGTATATTGATACTTTAACTGATAAAAAAGATGTTGAAAAAGTATTCTTTGGGCAAGAGCTAACGGGTGTTTTTCAGGAACAGCTTGAAGATATGATGGCAAGTGCGGATGTACAGATGCAAAACATTATTGCAAAGTTGAAAGGCTAAAAAAATGGCAGAATATAATTTTACAATAGAAAATAAAACAAATACAGGATATGACCAATTATATCCAGCAACCAAAGGTGAGCAAGTTGATGTAAGTGAAATTGCAACAGACTTAGGGTTGAGTGGCACAGTTAATGTGAATGATGCTCTTAAAGCGGCTTATGAGCATGGTGGTGGCAGTAGTGGAGCCACGCCTGAACTTACTCCGATTGTAGCAACAAGTTCAGATGGATTAACATATACTTGCACTGCTTCTCATATCACAAGTTTAACAAAGGGCGCAATGCTTACCATAATGCCTGACACAGTAAGTAAAAGGGTTGACCCATATCTTAATGTTAATGGTTTGGGTAATAAGTATATTGAACGAGCTTTAGGGACATCTTTAACTTCTATAAAAGATTTCAGGAACGTTAGCTGGATGTCAGCAAATCGTCCTTTAAGATTGCTGTATAATGGTACTTATTGGATTGCGGCAGATTATGTTTCTGTTGACTATACTGATTTGGAGGGGCTAAAAGGCACTATTGCGTTAGGTACAAGAAAAGGCACCAATTCTGACGCTATAGAAATTCCTACTTCTGCACGAGCCAGGTTTTTAATTTATGGTAGCGATTCTGGCGGCACGAGTGAATGTTTGTTTTTTGTCACTTCTCTTCAAAGCGGAGTTAAGCTATTTTACGGTGCTTCTGAACCTGTAAACACAAGTTTTTCAGATATAACTTGGAACACATCAAACATATCTATCGAATTTTCAACCACAGGTAATTATCTGACTAGAGATAGATGCAATTCTTCCCTGTGCGATTATTGGTACATTATCTTTTACTAAGGGGCGAGAACACTTGTCACTTCAGTGATGAGATAAATCGCCGCAAAAACAGAAAATACACACATGAGATGACATATCATGGAAGTAACTCATGGTCGAGGATATGTTATATGCAATTCAATATCATGTGGTTTGGTGTGCCAAATAAAGTGAGGTGAAGATAGTGGAAAAAGCCTATAAGTACAGGATTTATCCGAATAAGAAACAAAAAGAGTTAATAGCAAAGACATTTGGATGTTGTAGATTTATATACAATGTATACCTTGCAAAGAGAATTAAAATATATGAAGAATCAAAAAAAATCTTTTTCGTATGTGCAGTGTGTAAACGATATGAAAAATCTTAAAACAGAATTACAATGGCTTAAAGAGGTTGACTCCACTGCTCTTCAGTCTTCACTCAAAGATATGGATTCTGCATATCAGAATTTTTTTAAGAAACGCAGTGGGTATCCAAAATTCAAGTCAAAGAAAATTCATAGATATTCTTATAAGTCAAAATGCACTAATGGAAATATTCAATACTGTAATAAGCACATTAAATTACCTAAACTTGGAATGGTAAAAACGAAAAATAAGTTGGTACCACAAGGTAGGATACTTAACGCAACTGTGTCGCAAGTACCCAGTGGAAAATATTATGTGTCACTTTGTTGTACTGATGTTAATATGGAACCATTAGAAAAGACTGAAAAATCAGTTGATATTGATTTAGGAATTAAAGAATTTTGTATAATGTCTAATGGAGAAATGATTGCAAATCCTAAATATTTCAAAAAGTCTTTAGATAAACTTGTTAAGTTACAAAAAGAACTGTCTCGAAAATCAAAAGGCGGCTCAAATTGCAATAAAGCAAGAATTAAAGTGGCAAGACTTCAAGAGCATATTGCGAATCAGAGAAAAGACTTCTTACAAAAGTTGTCTACTAAAATTATTAGAAATAATGATATAATCTGTTTAGAGGATTTACAAGTGTCAAATATGATTAAAAATCACAAACTTGCGATGTCTATAGCAGATGCATCATGGTCTGAGTTTGTTAGAGAATTGGAATATAAAGCTAATTGGTATGGTAAACAAGTTGTCAAAGTAGGTAAGTTTTTTGCAAGCTCTCAAATTTGCAATGTGTGTGGATATGTCAATAAAGAAACAAAAAATCTCAAAGTTAGAGAATGGGTTTGTCCTTGTTGTAATACTCATCTTGATAGAGACATAAATGCGGCAATAAATATTCTAAACGAAGGAATACGGATACTTGAAGTAGTCTAGCAAATACAAAAAAAGAACGGCAGGAACGGTCGGGATAGCTTGATAAATATCTTTTCAATGGAAAAGAGTTCTCAAGAATCATGTGACTTTAACTATGTGAGGTTCAATAAGGGGTGTTTTGTTATGAGATACATTAAAATAGAAGAATATATCAATGGGGCGCATGAGAATTTTGTAACTGAAATAGAAATAACGCCGCCAGAAGGTTATGCTTTAATCCCAGATGAAATTGAAATTCCTTCTACTTTTCCTTTTGTCAATATTGAACTAGATGAAAATAATATTGTTAAAAAACTAATTCCTGTTTCAGTATTTAATATTGATATTTCTCCTTTAAGAAATCAAAAATTAGAAGAAGTTTCTGATAAATGTAGCAAAGCTATTGTTACTGGTTGTGACGTAACATTAGAAAATGAAACTGTTAAACATTTTTCTATGGAAGAAACAGACCAAATCAATATTGCAACTGCATTAGATGCTGTTAATAATGGAATGAAAGAATATCCTTATCATGCTGATGGTGAATTATGCGAATTATATAGTGCTAATAATATTAAGTTAATTAGTAATGCTTTTGTTCAACATAAACTTTATCATTTGACTTATTGTAATCATCTTATGTCTTGGATTAAAAGATGTAACAAGATGAAAGAATTAAAGTCAATTTATTATGGGATTGAACTTCCTGATGATTTAAAAGAAAATATGGAAAAAATTTTGAAAATAAAAATGGAAGAAAAATAACAATAAGGAGGTTGTGCAATGGCAGAATATCTAATCACTATGCGAGAGTATAATGAAGCTTCTAATAATTATGATATACTGTATCCCAACACGGTGAAAGAAAATATAAAAGATTTGGAAAATTTAGGAGGAGCAAGAATTGATGTAGCTTTTGTCGGTGGAGCGGCAGGACAGGTTGTAAATTTAAGCGGGGCTAAAACCGCAACAGCTGTAACTAACACAACTGGCGTTGCTATTTTTGATAATCTTCAATATGGAGAATATTTAGTTTCTACTAATATCTCAGGGACTACTAAAACGCAAAACATAACAATAGATGCTTTAAAGATTTATGAAATATCTTTTTCTGTTGTTAGTGCTACGCTTAATGATAATTCGTGGAACATTATTAGTGAAATTAGCGCAAGCGGAGAGGCTTCTAATTATTGGAATGTAGGGGACGTAAAAACAATTATTATTAACGGGCAAGTAGGTAATACTACGTTTTCTAATTTATCTATTGACGCTTACATCTTAGGTATTAACCACAATGCTTCCGTTGAAGGAAATAATCGTATTCATTTCTGTATCGGTAAAGTAAATAACAAAACTGTTGGACTAATTGATTCCCAATATGGCCAATACCCCATGACTTCTTCTGGTTATTTCTCCATGTCTTATGGGGATGACGATACAAATGTTGGAGGTTGGAATGGTTGTTATATGCGTTCTACAATTATGCCTGCAATTAAAGATGCTCTACCTACTGACCTTCAAAATGTTTTGAAAACTGTTACAAAATATACCGATAACATAGGTGGTGGCAGCAACAGTTCTTCCAACGTAACTGCTACTACCGAAACTATCTGCTTAGAGGCGGAATTTGAGGTCCATGGCACTAGAAGTTATGCTAATAGCTATGAGCAGAATAAACAACAACAGTATGACTATTATAAAAATGGGAATAGCAAAGTTAGGTATAAGTATAATAACACTAATAGTGCTGTATGGTGGTGGAACAGAAGTCCGTGGTCTGCCAACTCCGGCGGCTTCTGCTATGTGTTCACTGGTGGTTCGGCGGGCGCCAACTTCTCGCACCGCTGCGGTGCGGTGGCCCCCTGCTTCTATGTTTAATAAAACATAATATAATTTTACCCCTAGAGATAATCCTCTAGGGGTAATTTTTACGCTATATTATTATTTATCCATTAAACACTTTTAGAATTGTTCCATTTTTAGAGTAAATCATAATTTTTCTGTTATTTTTCTCGTTTGTCACACTAACAATATCATTTTCATATACATGATAGAAACCTTTTGAAATTCCTTAGTTATACTTACCAATTATCAAATACTGTTTCAACAAATATCATTTTATATTCTTGTTCCATGATTTTGATTGCTTCTTTCTGTGCGTCTTCTAAGGATGAAAATTTGAGTAGCTTCTGTCGATTCATAGGGCCTAAAAGAAAACGTTTGTACTCCTTGAAGTAATTATCGTAAGTCCAGTACTCTCCATTTTCTGACTTTGATACATAGTAAGTTTTGATGTTTATGTGCCTTCATCCTTTCTATGCTTACGTTTTTTCAATCCTTTCCCACTTTTAATATCATCTATCACTTTATCATACACTTCATAATCTCTTTCATAATACTTGTCAAATTCTTCTTCTTTTAATATCTCAACTATCTTTTTAGTTTTGCTATCTTGAATAATGACTAATTTCAATCCTCTTTTACCATAATAAAATGTAGCATCACAAGATTTGTAAGTGCATTTTCTTTTATATTTTAATCTTTCCATTTAAATAGTTTCCTTTATGGGTCTAAATATTCTTGTTCTTTTTCCTCATCAACTACCATAATTTCAATAAATACTTTATTGACATTTCCTGGTATGTTGACATAAGTTTCTTGATTTATAATATTCATAGCTTCTAATTCAGCTTCTTCTAGTGTCTTGAATCTTAGACACATATCTGGATGATAATATGTATTTCCTCCATCTAAAAAGTATTTCGATTCGCCATTTCGTGTGTCTTTAAACCAACAATTTCCGTATGGGTCTTTTAGTACAAAATATGTTTTCATAGCTAACTCCTCTGGGTCTGACCAAGCAGGTTCATCACTGTATTCAAAATCTTCAATATTATATGGCGGCTCTAGCATAGGAATACTAACCCATTCGCCTTTTCCTTGAGAATTTTTCATGTTGCTTTATTTTCCGTTATATCTCATGCGCCAAAATTTTAACAGCTTCAACAATACAATCAGGATACTTTTCTTTATATTCTTCACAGATGCTCTGAGCTTCTGGAAAACTATATTGAAACCCTCTATAAGGATTTTCCTCAAGTCTTTTTGCTTTATATACACTAGGCGCAAGATAATACTCTTTTTTATCTGGAAAAGTGATTCGTACCACATATTTTATTTGTGCTGTGCATTTTAAAGTAGCCAAAGTTTTTCAATCCTTTCTGTTCTATTGCTTCCATTTTTGTCAACCATACATTTAATTTCCTTCTGTCAGATACATGTAAATTCTTTTGGCATATCATATTCACTTACAATCACAATATGTCCTGCATCTGACATCATTTTACACCAATTATAAAATTTATCATAATCAAAAAGTTTTGTACCAGAGTATTTTGTTGTGTCTTTGTATGGAGGGTCGCAATAAATCAATGTTCTTCGATGAAGATTGTATGGTGTACATAAACTATAATCAAGACAATTAAAGCTAATATCTTTTAAATTAAGAGCTTGCTTTTTGATATTGTTGATTACACCTTTCGTTTCATCTTTGGCTCTGCCTTCTTTGTCATAGCTTCTTCTATACCCCCCCAGTATTTAGAACCAAAACTACAAAATCCTACAAGACCAACATACCAATCTGGGTATTTATCTTTGTTATTCTTGACTTCTTTATATTCTTCTTCGCTGATTGTATCGGGAAATACAGAAATATCAGTTTGTGCTTGTTGAAGTAAAGCAATTAATTGTGGATGAATGTCTGTACCTACTCTAACTTTACAGTTGATTTTATCAATAATGTTAGCGCCACCAACAAATGGCTCCCAATATTGTTCAATACTATTATTGTCAATATAAGATTGAATAATTGGTACAATATCTTTAGCGATTTTTGCTTTTGAACCTAAATATCTCATTTTTATCCACCTTATACTTCTTCTAAAATTTCATGGCTATAATAATCTTTCATTACAATAGCAGGTTCCATGAAAGCAAAGCGATATTTTATATTGCCAAATTCCTCAATATACTTGGCAATATATTGTTTTGCTTCTTTTAGACTATTAAAGGCTGTTGCATCATGTACATAAGTACACCAACGACATAGAATAGTTCCATAATATTCTCTTACATCAAGATATTCTGACACTAAACCATCATCATCATCATAATTGCGATAAATGTAAATGCATGAATTTGTCATTACGGAATGTTTCATCACTCTTCGCCTCCTATACTAAACGGAAATTCCCCACTCGCTCTTTTATCATGAGAATAATGAAGAATATCTCCAGGCCGCAAGATAAGTTGTATTACTATATTGTGCCTATTTGAATACATGGGAAATTTTAAAAGGTCGCTGTATTTTTCTTTGTCCCAAGCGGCCCTAGAAAACTGAATGTTGTGTTCTTTTGCCCAAAGACTGAAATTCTTAAAACCTTCTTCGCCCCATTCCCATTCCTCATCATATCCCTCGTACCAGAGATAGTTCTTATGGAAGTCTTCAATACTTTCTACAGTAAAAGGGAAGAGTCCAGTTTCTTCGATGCGTGGATTATAGATAAGAACAAGGTCTTCATCCATTGCTTTGAAGATAACTTTTTCGTCATTACCAGTGTCGGCGTAGTGGTTATAGAATATGATTTCATCAAAACCACCGCCAAAATCTTCGTCCTGTTTATGCTCGCAATGAATGTTATGCTCTTTGGCCCATTTATCAAAAGCAACGATGTCATTCTTACACCAGCGCCACGCTTCTACTTTGTGCTCTTCGTAACAACAGTTGTCATCTACATCAATATACCAAGCCATTTTATTCTTCACCTTCAATCTTTACAGTTTCAAGCGATGTACACGCCAAAAACAGTTTATCAACAAAATTCTGTGCTTCTTGCTCTGTGGCGAACCAAACTAGTTCATCTTCGGAAGATTGGAGTGGGCCGAATTTGTAAGTGTTGTTGTCCTTACAATAGTATAAATACATTTCTTTCATGTCTTTAAGTCTGATTACATACTTTGAAGGAGTTTCTTGCTTCTCGAAAGAGTAACGCTTGATGAAAGATTTGCTATTGATATCGTCGTGACAATATCTATAAATGTGCCCTTCGTCATAGACAACAACCTCGTCAGGGAAGATATAACAATGATTTTTGATATATAGATAGCGAGGGTCGCCAAAGGGAACTAAAATGTCAAGTTTTGTGTTAATTTCACGCGAAAACTTATCTAGTTCGACCGCGGCCTGTCTCTTGCTCCATTCCTTCTTCCATACCCAGAAATCGACTGTATGTGCTTTTCTAATTGCTTTCATAGCGTATTACCTCCTTTATTTGTGTCTTTATTGTATCATTAAAAATTCAGCTTGTCAAGTCTTTTTTAAAAAATTAAAGAAAATACCCTCTTGAACAATATCAAGAGGGTATTTTTATTACTGATTTGTTACTCTAGGCATAGGTTCTCCGTATACTAAATCAACACTAACATCACGAAGTTCTTTAATCTTGGTGCCATCGCAGGTATAAGGAACAATATCTACTCTCCACTCCTGCTCGGAACAAGGAAAGTGCATCATCTGATACCAAAAAATTAACGGACGTGCAGTAACGTCGCACTTAACATATCCTTCCACAAGATAAGTCAGGGAAGCATTTTGATGAAAATAATGTTCTTCCCTGGATAATACAACAAGATGATAAGCATCAATCATGTAGTTATTACCAATGATAGCTAGAACTTCAGGGTCAACAGTAGGGTGACGATAGGTTACGGCAGACATATTTTTTCTCCTTTAGTACGGTTCAAATTCTACGTTAATATCAATCATAATATCTTCGTCAGGTTCAATATTATAACTAATTGACTTAATTAGCCATCTTCCTTCACTTCTTTCGCCAATGATATCAGACTCGATGAAATCCCCTACAGAGAAATTAAAATACTGCTCTGTTCTCCATTGATAGAAACAGAAATCGCAATCATCGGAAAAAAGACGATAATGATATACGCCGTAAGAAAAGAAAGGCACTTCGGTTCCTATGTTCTTCATTCTAGCTTCGTGCGCCTTCTCAGCTGTAATATCCACAGCATTTTCACGAGAATTTACATACTCTTCTAGCATATCGTCAATCATGTCTCTTAGTTCAGTAAAATCAAACTTCATTATCATGCCTCCTCAATAGTAACCTTCTTTAGACTACCATTGGTGTTGTTACCAATAACTGTAGTCAGCATATTGGTTGCAACTTCTAGCAGATACTTGGGATACTCTGCGTCTGCACCTTCCTGTAGATTCAGAATTTCATCCTTAGAAAATTCAATAGTTAGCTTCATCTTCGTTTCTCCTTATAGTAGAATATTTTCTAACTTAGCACGTTTTTGAAGGATGCTAAGATATTGAGCCATTACGACACATTGCTCCTCTAGTAGCTGGTAAGGGCAGTCAGGGGTGAAATCAAGTTCACCATCTTCCCACTTCTTTAGCATATTAGAAAGTTTTCTTGTCCGAATAAGCAGAATATTGTACTCGCTTCGGAATCTGTCTTTGTAGTTGTCACTCAAGGCAAGGTCGTTCCAATACTCAAATGTTTCGGGCATTTTTAATTCCTCCTTAATTTGATAGAATTATTATATTACACTCTTGCTGTTTTGTCAAGAGTTCTTCAATAAATTTTTCTGCCCCTTCTTCGCATTTCAAAACGATAATGGGCGCGTTGATATTGACCTTTTTCAATGTATCTATCTACGTCACTATCTTTTGTTTCTTTCAATTTGGCCTCGAAGAGTTCTTGTTTTGCCGCCAAATATTTTTCACAAGTGTCGTGACAAGCCGTATGTCGTTCTGTACAGTCTTTACAGACGGGCTTCATATAATGCCGTCTTTGCCTCATTTTTTGACACCCCCGAATTTTCCGTCTGCGCGTACTTGCTTCTTGTAATTTTGTGCTGTTTTTCTATCCTTTTGATACGGGATGTTACAGTCTTTCATCCAGCGACGTACTGTGCTGATACTTACTTTGTATACAGCGGCTGTATCCTTTTGACTATTAAGTCTTTCAAAGACTTGTTTGAAGTTTTGGGGCAAAGGAATTTTTCTTCCTTGAACAGTTCCTTTGGTTGCGTTTCTGGTTCCGCCAAGTTTACGGATTTCTTCGCAATGACCTGTGCAATTCTCTTTTGTGCAGTTGAGACACAAGTGAACCAACTCCGGTCGTTCAATGGCTCTGTTATTGTTCGGCTCGTTCAAAGCATAAGAACCTTGTTCGTCTTTTTCCAGATTAGGAATATTCCAGGGCCTATGTCCTATAGTTTGGATTCTCACACCGTCAACCTTCACACCAATCACTTCCCTTCAGTACCTCAACAGCTTGTGTAAAATTTTTACACTTGCAGATAGCGTAAATCAATGCTTTGAACGTTTCCATCGTGCAACAATTTACTTCCCATGTCCTGTAGTCGTTGCTATCGTCACTTTGTAGACCAATATAAGTTGTCCAAGCTGTATCGTCTTGTCCGCAACCAGAAAGCACGCAATCGAAATATGTCACATAATCAAGCCCCCGAACGCAAATACTTCCGTCAAAGCTCGGTACGGGTTTGCTGAGTATGTCTTTGGCTAAACTGCTTTCACAGTTAGAGAGAGTGGCGTATTCTTCTTCTACTTGCTCCACATACTTTAGATAGGCTTCTCTAGTGAACTTCATAAAGTTCATCTCCTTTGCTTTTGTTTTCTGATGTTATGATAACATAGAGAACCATTCTTGTCAAGCTTTTTCTTTAAAAATTTTTGAAAAAATGTCCCTCCTGGAATTAACCAAGAGGGATATTTTTTAATCACAAGAAGTCAATAATCAGATAATTCTGATACAAAGAACGCTTTTATGTTGTAGTTCTTTGTACTGCTCAATAAACATGCTTGCCGCAAGTCTCGAACAAAACCATTTTGTTTCAAGCGCCGAATCGGTTAATTTATTCGCACGAAAAGGATTTTCGGTAAAATATTTTCGACGATTTATATCATAGAGAGCGTAATATCTTTGTGTCAATCGTTGGTACTCCCATAGCCCTTAGAACCACGCTCAGACGCATTGCATTGAATTTCATCCTTGGATACTTCATCTACTGTAAAGTTCGCCACAGGCAAAAGCAGAGCCTGACAGATAGCTTTCTGAGTGCTATAGTAAGTACAAGAACCAGGCTCTCTATGTGCGGCCTTGTATAACTCTTCTTCTGGCAAATTAGAAAGATAAATACTCTTATTGGAACAATTAGTCCAAATTACACCAATTTCTCCTTCGTAACTTTGGTCGATGATGCCTGACCGTAGAGAGATACCCTTTAGCCCCGTGCTACTGCGTTCCTTTAAAACCATAACATAGCCTTCTGGAAAATGTGTACAAATACCAGTATGAATCAAAACAGATTCAAGAGGGTCAATCTTAATGAAATCTTCTTCAATACAGGCCCAAATATCGTAACCTGCATCTTCGTCCTTTTTATTAGGAATAATTGCTTTTGGCGTCAGCTTCGCAAACTGGATTAATTTCTTTACATCTACTCCGCCTTTAGTAATCGTAATATCATTCATCGTTTTATTTTCCTCCCTATTTTAGTTGCTTATTTTACTCAAAAAGAGTGTTTTTCCATCCTTTCTGAGTAAACCTTTCTATATGCTGCCATTTCCTTACACGGATTCATTTCGTGACACTTGCCGCCATGATAGACGCACATAGGAACAAGCAGACCTTGAAATTCAGGACACTCAGTTAATACCGCAGTCTGCATCTTGGATACTACTTCTCTTGTCTCAGGAGACGCTTGAAAACAAAGTCTCTTATTCATAATATTCATAAGTTCTTCTGCGTTCATATCAAGAATCATATCAACAGGAGCATCTTGTGGAGCTTTGTTTCTATCATATCCTTTTTGTCTGTCGTTTCTCTGAGATTTCACATAAGGCTGTGCGTGGACATGTCTTACAAGATGAGTAGCCACCCAAGTAGGAATGTTATGCAAATAAAATGAAAATTGTAAGTAACGAATAGGACTGTGTCTAGCCTCAAGGATGCCGTGGCACCAATCGCTTGTTGGTGGATTGACAGGCTTTAGCCCAATAGTAACCAACGCTCTACGCTTTACTTCTGTCCAATCTTCGTAAGTTGGATAACGTAATAGTTCTACTTCCATTCATTCTCCTTTTATACTTGTTCTTCGTGAATGGTTAGTTCTCTAATTTGCACTTCTGACATAGTTGCCTCACACCACTTGATAGCGTCAACGCGAGTGGCGAATTGCTTTACTCTGCTGCAAAAAGTTTCAAAGAGGTCAAAGCTTTCGCCAATATATTTGCCGTCAATAGTCCGAAGAACATAAACTTTTTTAACATATTCTTCGGCGCTAGATACAATCATACCAAGATTGCTATAAATTTGTTCTTCTTCGGACAAAGGTGAATCTGGATTATAAATAAAAGAAACAACTTTTTGTCCAAGGTCAGCAACGTGAACTTTTGCGTTAATTAGCTTTTCCATTACAGCTCATCCTTTCTAACATAATAACCTTCAAGAATAGTGTATAATTCATTAAGCCCAGTTAGCTTCAGAAAAGCGCTCATGGCCTCATCAAGATTCTTTTCCGCAATATCTTCTGCTTCCTTATCAGTTTCAATGCTCATGCCATACTGAATTGCAGTTTCGGCAATATCTTGAACAATGTTTACTAACTGGTCTGCTTTTACTTGATAATCTTTTCCTGCGCTCATTCTCATATATTTAGTTTTCATTATATTCCTCCACTACGATAAGCCAGTTATTTGCTACTGCATCTGGCATGTTTTCAGCCAACCATTGTGCCGCTAAGACGCGAGACTCAAATTTAAGGGCATGTGTCGTGTCATTAGCAAGTGAGCAACCTTTTCTATCATCGTATTCTCTTAGTCGAAAAGTGTTTGTTCTGTCCTGAATAGTATAGAATTTCATAGAATTTCTCCACTTTCGACAAGCTCATATTCAAGACGGCAGTTGCCCTCTTCGTCATAAATATTAACAGCTCTTACAACATTATAAACAGTTTCGTCTCCCTCAAATTTAATTTCCTCATTTTTGAGTGGCAAAGTAGTATCCTTATCAAATTCCTTGACAAATTCCTTGACAAATTCTCTACCATTCGGCCCCATCTTATAAAATGTAATTAGTTTCATTTCCACACCTCGTAGTTAATAGTTTTATGAGGACAGAGTAACCAATACGGCATCCACCAAGAACCCTCGATTAAATAGCAGTTGTCAAATGAGTCGTATTCTGTCCATTTACAATAACTGTTCCAGCCTTCCCAACTAATCGGAACGCCAAGACAAGAGCTACTATCTTTGCTAGACTCTGGTTCATATCTTTTTTCGAGTTCTTTTGCTACTTCAAAAGAAGGTACAAACATTTCATAAGTTTCGCCTTCAAAAAGCCAAGCAGGAAGATAGTAGCTTCTAAATACATAAACCGGCATATTTTTAATGTGAGGTTCTTTAAGCAACGCCACATTGATTGGTTCGCCCCAACCATACCAATCTTTGGGCAAGCCATATACCTTGTCTTGCTCAATTTTATCTTCATAATACCATTGTCTGGTTTTTGCTTCTTCATAGGTAAGCAATTTCCGTAACATCTTATTCTCCTTTCGTTTTTAGTGTACTACATTTTTTTTGTATTTTGTAATGAATTTTATAATTCTACAATATTAATAACATTGTCTGGGTTGTTGGCATAAGTAATAATATATAGACTATTTTCTAACAGCCAAATTTCTTCACCGATGGTAGAAGCCATAGCAAAGTTGCACTCACTACATACCAATGGTTCACCTTCGCCGTAAGCTGTGAAAACATTTTCATATATTAAATCGCCTTGTTTACGAATTGATTTAGGTGTAAGTTCTTGTAGCATATTTTTCCTTTTAACCAGAGCAATAATCCACTGAACTTTTGACAGGAACAGGAGCTTGAATACAATACTCTAATGCTTTTTCAGTAAGGAGGCCAATTTCAATCATTGCCTCTACTTGTTCTTTGTAAAGACAACGCGCAGTTGTTTTTTCGTCTACTTGCATTTCCCTATCACCGTCATAAAAACGATGGTAAATAGAGTCATATTGGGTGGCATAATCAAAGTTGTTATCAAAAATTTTTTCTCCTTCGGTAAAAATAATTTTATGGAATCTTACCATTTCCTTTCCTGTAAATACCTGTTCATGGATATAATCACTATATCTTATTCTTTCAGGCTCCTCGGTGGCCCAATCGCTTCAGCAAATCCACCTGTATGACAATTACAAACAATTAACAATTCCTTTCCTGCGTTGATGGCATCGTCTAGGTCTTTTCTTTCATAACACACGACTCTTCCGTTTGGAAAAATTCTTGCTTCATACTTATTGTTCATTTTCTTCATAAAGGTCTACCTCCAATTTGAGTCAAGGGATAACAATTTACTGGTTCTTCCATGAAAGAATCTGCAAAAGCTATAACAAAAAGTGTTGTAACATTTGTTTCTTCTTCATAAACTTGATAGATATTGTAATCATCACTACCTGGATAATTGTCAAGAAATGTGCCATGTTCCACCACCCATTTTGGATGCTTAACCGCCCATTCTAAATTTTTTGTTTCAATCATTGTTTTTACCTCCTTTAATCGTAAGTGTCCCCATAACGCACACCAGTTTTTGTGTATTTATTTCCATGCCCATCGCAGTGCTGGCTTGGTGCCGTTGCACAAGGCCAATGCAATCGTTCGTACATAATTCGCTGGGCCAATTTAGCGTCTTTTGTTGCTATGCCGTTGGCATTTTTCTTCATGGCTATCCTGTTGATTTCCAATTCTGGAAGTTGCTCCATATCCTCACGCTTCATAATCTGTCTCCTTTTGTATCTTAGACTTTAAATCAAATATCAAAAATGTTGGTTTTCAATTCTTCCCATGTTGTTCTTAAAGCGCTACTCTTTCTAATTTCAATCATTGATTGTTTCCTCCTTTGTTTAGCTTGATTATATAATATCATCTCATCGCATAAAAGTCAATCGTCAAAATAAACAAAAGGAGCCAGGATTTCTCCCAGCTCCTTGTATAAATTATCTAATCATATATTCAACTAAAGTAATGTGTCCGTTTGCTAAAGTTTTTTTCACATCAATGATGTCTTGATTTGAGCTACCTCTAAAAGCTAAAGACAAGTCTTTGCTATCTTCAATAAAAGGCCCATCGACTACAACATCAACTTTAGACAGTAAAGTTTGTTGAAGGTAAGGCCGCATATTACAAACTTTAGGGTCTGTTACAATTTTATCAAACACTTCTTGCCAAGTATATCCTGTCCATAGCCACACAGTTTTACCTAGCTTGTGTACGTCTTGCACAAGTTTAAATAAAGCGATTAACCCATTTGCATTTTGGTCTAATGGTTCGCCACCTAAAATGGATAGTCCAGAACAATGAGTTTTTGCTACATGTTCTAAGATTGTTTTATATGTTTCTTGAGTAAAAGGTTTTCCGTTATCAAAATTTTGTGCTTCTTGGTTGTAACAGTTTTTACAGTGTCTATTACAACCAGAAACAAAAAGGGAAACCCTTACTCCTGGGCCATTAGCTATGTCAGTTTTAATGATACCAGAATAATTCATGTGTCTAAAAACCTCTTATCATCTTCGTTAAATTTTTGGTGCTTTACTCTCATTTCTACTTCTTGTTGTTTTCCAAGGTTGAACGCAGTAGTATAATTTCCTGTCAAATCATCTTGTTTTGATGGACTGTTCCTTACTCCGTAGAGTTGCTGTGTCCAGTCTCTGCATTTAGATAAATAATATCGTAGTCATAGATATGAGAACGACCATGTTTAAGTTTAGTTCTTATATGGTCAAAAGTTGTTTTATATTTCTGAGACAAGTATCTTGAACAATCTGCAAAAGAATCAAAAGTTTTAGTTTCAAGATTACTTACAATCTTCACGGGTTTCATTCTTTCTTTTCTTGCATTTTCAAGGTTCTTAGCTCCTGTTTTAGAAATATTGGAATGGTCACGATTTTTCATCTGCTCGCTTTTTGTGACATATCTTAAATTTGAATAATGATTATTATGAGGATTTCGGTCTTTGTGGTCAACTTCAAACCCGTCAGGACACTTACCTAACCAACACTCTGCAACCGCTCGATGAATCATTACTCTTTTTGTCACGCCTTTAATTTTACAAAAAGTTACATAATATCCTTTTTCAGAATGGTGCATATCTAATTTTATTTTGTTCTGTTTTTTAGATTTTACATTCCTAAAAATCGTTCCATTTTCATTTATCTCATAAAGAAAATCTAATGACTTTATTTTTCTAAACTCAAGGTTTGAATTTGTTACATTCATCTCTTGATACCTCTCTAACTATTATTTTATTTCTGCTCCTTGCTAGGACGCCAGTTAAAGAAACGCTATTCTTCTTAGCTTTACAGCAATTGAGGGGCATTTCTTTCAGGATAACCCCGTCACACGTCTTAGTCTTTGAATTTCTTCCCCGCCACATTCTGGACAACTATTTCCAATTTCGTCTGTATATCCACAATTCATGCAAGTGTCATTTGGTACATTGATAGCAAAATAAGGAATGTCCTTATCCATTGCATAATTTACAATAGTTTCAAGAGCATCAATGTTATTTTTTGCGCCTGAATCTAGCTCAACATAGGTAATACAACCAGCGCTAGAGTATCCAGTTAATTGAGATTCAATATCAATTTTTTCAAATGGGCTACATTCATGCCACACAGGAACATGCATAGAGTTTGTAAAAAATTCTTTGTCAGATACGTCTTTAATAATCCCATATTTGTCTTGGAACTTTTTCATTGAAGTATAAACTAAATTTTCGGCAGGAGTGAAGTACACACCGAAATTTAATTTATACGCTTCTTTGAATTCGGCACATCTATCTTTGAATAATTGCTCAATCTGCTTGGCAGCTTCCATGCCTTTGCTTGTTGTATGGTCACACCCAAGAAGAATTTGTAAAGTCTCCGCTAGACCTAACTGCTTATATATACCCTCGGTTTCCCGATATTTATTAGGGGAGTAGACTATTCCTTCGCGCTGTTGAATATTGGAATGTTATATTCTTTATTCTGTCTAAGCGGGAATTTATATTTTTCGTTCTCTTTATAATAATTTTTACCATTATTTATGGCTGTAATAGCCGATTTAGAAATGTCAAGTCTTTGAGCGATTTCTTCCATTGATAGTCTTGTAAAGAATAATAAATCTAATACTTCATTTAATTGCTGACGAGACAATTTTTTATTAAAAGGATTCCTAAAAACTTTTTTTCTAATGGGGTAATCAGTTATATCTAATTGTTTACAGATACCATGTTTTCCCCTGTTTATTGAACCAACGGTTGTGCTTGGGACATTTAATACTTCTCCAATTGCGTTTGCAGATAAATTGTTCTCTTTCAAAAGCTCAACAATTTGTTCAGCCAATTGAATTGTCATATGAATATGCTGTTTACCTTTTCTTAATGGAAAATCATATTTTTCTTTATTAAGAAAACTTCTTTTTCCCTGATTAATATCTGCAACAAAATTGAAAGTTGTATTTGTTAGTTCAGCAATCTCATCAAATTGAAAATTCGTATTAAGGAGTAAATCTATTACGTTATTAATATCGTCTAAATTATATCTTCTACACCCATGTTTTCTAATCGGATAATTTTCTGTAGAAATAGGAAGAGTATCCCCTATGTTGACATCATGAACGACATATACAGAACAATTTAATTCTTCCGCAATTTGACGACTTGTTTTTGTTGTATTTTTTAGTTGATAAATAATTTTATCTCGCAATTCATAAGAAAAACGAGTTTTATTGCTTCCACCTCGATTTAAATTATATCCATTATTAAAAGTATCGTATTTATCAATATAATATTCTTCTTTTTGATTTAGTTCATCTATCGTATCTATATTATCTTCTAATACTGACAATGTAAAATTTTCCATTCCATATTTTCTGATGGCTCTATCAATATATCCGCAATCCTGACTTAGATGCTGCCAATGTCTAATTTTTAATGGACGAGAAGTTTGACCAATATATTGCTTTCCATTAATATTATTTGTATACATGTAAATACATCCCATTTACATCACCTCCTTTTTGCTTAATTATTCAACAGCGCGACAAGATTATAGTCGTTGAACCTTCCCTGCTTTATAGGGCTTGGCTGCGAGTTATCATGGTTTTTACTTTAGACGTTCTCGCAATTTACTTGTTTTATACTGAGCCAGATTGTTAACCCAGTGCGAGCGTGCCATGCTTTAATGCACTTCTAATACCTTCTTCTGGAATGTACCCTGCCATAGTATGATTTTCATACATAAATTGTGCTGCTTCTACAGGTTGAGAGCAAATCCATTCAAAACGCTCTAATAGCATGTCTTTTGCTTCATGAATCTTCTGGTCAAGTTTAATAAGGAATGTTGACACTTTACGTTCATCTGTAAGGTCGTCCCAATTTCCATATCTGTCTATTAGGAACTTTTTAGTTTCCATAGCTAATGTTGGTAAAATAATAGTTACAGGACAGATGTTTCCACGTCCATCTTTAAGTTGTCCAAAACCATTTACATCCCAACCGTTCGCAGTTCTGCAACCCATCGTGGCAAAATATGTTCTTGGGTCATTCTTGTCGTAACCGGCATTGCCACTCCAGTCACAGTTAGCATAATTAGGATAGAGCCTTTGCGCCGTGGAACGCAAAGCCAATCTATAAAGGTCATAATTTGGGTCTTCAGGTTCTCTATTGACACCTTTCATAAGTTGAAAGATTCCACACATTATATACCGTTATTTTCATAATATTTTAACACTCATTTAAGAGTCGGATTAGACTATATCATTACCAATATTAGAAACATTGGCACAAGGCGCTTCGGAATTATATCGCTATAAAACCTACTCCCTTTTGGGATAGTCGTTTGACCTTATAATTCTTCTCTGAAATAATAATTGTTAATCATACGTCCGTCTTGTAATCCTCTCCATAAGGTAGTAAGACTGATGTTATAAGCTTTTGCAGCTTTTGTGATAGAAGGAAAACTATCTATGTAGTTGTTGTCTTTATCATATACAAATACATTATGTCCTTCTTTGTCTCCAATTCTTTTACTCCGTTCATTGTAATTATTATTATACGAGACAGTACACCACTCAAGATTACTTACTTCGTTATTTGATGGATTTTCATCTTTATGGTTAATTATTGGTAAATTATCTGGATTAGGAATAAAAGCATCTGCCACCAATCTGTGTACGAATGCTCTTTTTCTTTCTCCAGCTTCGCTTAATACAATTCTTAAATGGCCGTCTTGTGTTATTTCAGGCTTTAATATTTTTTCTTTATAATGTCTAACACCAGTCTTTGTTTTAATATCTCTTGCATTTGCCTTTACATTTCCTAAACTGCTTACTGAATATAGGCCATTATAAATTGGTACCCATTGTTCCACATTATCACTCCTTTCTTTAGAAGAATGTTTCAAAGAATAATTATCTTGGCACAGGATTGTCATATCTTTCGACTTAGAGTTCCCCTGTTAGCAAAAATATCTCAATGGTCATTTCCTACCATATTTTATTTTCACACCTGTCTCTGACAGTTCACCTTGTTTTACTTCCCCAGTGGTTTATACGTTAGGGAAAATGCTAGTACGATGTAACTTACCAACACCCTTGATTGAAATATCCAAAAGAGCCTTAATAACCATGCGCCCTTCTGGAAGAGTGCAGGTACCGTAATTAATAGAACTAAAAGGTAATTGGTTGCCGCTGCGAGATTGCAATGAATTGCATGTACATTCACATAAGTTCGCTAGACTTATGCAGTTCTCTAATGAACTTCTTTATGTCACCATAAAGATTAGACTATATCTTCACCCTCTTTTGAGGGGGCTACCGTTTCGGGCCGCTTGGCTCTACTCCCCGTTTTATAGGGATAGTCGTTAGGCATTTATTGTATCGTCATAATATTTTAAATGGTATCCTTTAAGAGTTTTACCTCTTCCTCTACATAACTTAGAGATATTTGTTGCTGATATCCCCAACTCGCTACCACATTGTTGTACAGAATCAAATATTGTATTAAGTTCCTCACAATACACTTTCTTTTTATTTGGATAGTTTTGTGAAAGTTTTTGTCTCTTTTCCTCAGAACAAGGAACATGACGCTTTTTAGCAGCTTCAGACATTCTTTTCTTACGTTCTTCTGTAAACTTTTTTCCTTTTTGGGATTCACCAATTTTCTTTTTCTTTTCTTCTGAACAAGGATGACCAAAACCGTTTTTATTTCCCATCAGTGCTTGAGATATTTTTTGCCTAGTTTCTTCGTTCACGACACAAGCCTCCCCGCCAGAAGTAGAATTGTAACCAAAATTTCTGTCCATTGAATTAAATTGTTTAATCAATTCCTGTTCTTTTAAGCAAGCTTCTTCTTTAGTTAAATTAGTAAATAAAATATTGTGTTCAAAATTATCCCATCCATACTTCTGAATTGCTGAATAAAAATGTGGGCTTGATTTGTAATTACATCCGTTCACACCCCATCTTTTTTCTGGTTCTTGCATTGTAATACCAATATAAACTTTTCCATTTATTTTGTTTTTATGCTGGTATACTGTATACAAAGGACTCACCCCCCTTTCTTGTTTTATTTAACGATACAAATTTAGCACGGAATTGTCTTAATACCTTTTTAAGATGTTTTCCGTTTAGATAGCTATGTTCTAAACATTACTATTTAGTCGCCCCAACAATTAAGGTTGTGATACATTGCTTCAACAGCTTGATAAATCTCTTTTTTGGTCATGTCTAAAGCGTATTTATAAGCTTTATCGTAAACCATATATTCATTATCTTCAATTCCAGCATTATCTGGGATATGGTCAAAAAGTTCTTGATTAGAAATGTTTTCAATATACTTCAAACCATCAATATAATGTTTTCTAAAACTCTTACGAACATAAGGAACCATAGACCAATCCAAATGACTTGCCGCCACACCACCAAATTGCTGTAAACTTTGTAACTGGAACAGCACTGCGACTAATTGAAAAGCTGTACTAACACTTTGAGCAGGTCGAATATCCACTTGTCTTGTGTTAAAACCATTCGCAAGTAAATCGTCAAGAGGGAGCGTCAAGCAGTTGTGGTTTCCTACTGCGTAAGAAGATAAGTCATGGATATAAATTTCATTATTTTCATGGTTTTTCTTCGCCATAGAAGAAACACAATATTCAAGAGCATATTTACGCATTACTGCGTCTGCTGTTTCTCCGACTCTGCCACCAAAACTTTTTTCGTCTACATTAGCGTTTTGATTTTGTACGTTTTTTGCACTAAGTTTTTCATCAATAACATCCATTAGTTCTTGATATTTGTCTCGTGCAAGACCATGCAAATAACGATAAGTAATGTAACTCTTCGCTACATCTTTCATACCGCTAGTCATAAGCGCACGTTCTACAATATCTTGAATTTCTTCTACACTAATATTTTCTTTTCGCTGTTCAATAGAGTTAATTACTTTATCAGTTATTGCTCTGACTTCATAAGTATTGATTTCATCTCTAACTTCTTTCATTGCCTTTTGGATTGCAACAGAAATTTTGTCACGTTGGAAATCAACAACATCTCCGTTACGTTTGATTACTTGTACCAATAAATATCACTCCTTATATAAAATAAGTTGTCATTCCTATGCCGACAACCTTTTTATTTTTATTGCATTATACCACATAAATATGAACTCAATATGAACAAAGATGTAAATTATTGTTAATCTCGTGTTCTCTCATTGCAAAAGGCCCTATATTTTCATATTTGGTGACAACATTCTTATCTCCATAGATACACATATAGGTCTTATTAGTATCTATGTCCTTGACACTCCCCATGCCTAAAGGCAGGGGATTCTCAGTTCACTGACCGTAGCCCACCAAATAGGCGGGTCTTACACAGTCTCCCTGAGCGTATAAGTTCGGACGTGTCCCGCCCTACCATAAATATTGAGTTTATACCAGTACGCGAAGTCCTTCTGCAAGGATATTTTTCGCTGCATTAACATCTCTGTCATGTACCGTGCCGCACTTTGGACAAGTCCACTCCCGGACGGACAAATCCTTGGTTCCTGACCACTGTGCGCCGCAAGCGGAGCAAAACTGGCTGGAAGGATAGAATCTGTCTATGACAACCAGCTCCCGGCCATACCATTCTGCCTTATAGGTTAGTTGTCTGCGAAACTCACCCCATGAAGCATCTACAATAGACTTTGCTAGTTTGTGATTCTTAATCATATTTTTGACGGCCAAATCTTCCATACAAATGATGTCGTTTTCACGAATGAGTTTTGTAGATAGTTTGTGTAGCATATCTTTTCTTTGGTTTGTAATCCGTTCGTATAGCCGCGCAACCTTTTGTCTTGCTTTATCTCTGCGCTTACTACCCTTTGTTTTTCTGGATAATTGTCGCTGGAGTTTAGCAAGTTTCTTCTGGCTCTTGGATAGAAACTTATGGTTCGGATACTCCACGCCATCAGAGGTGATTGCAAGTGCTTTTAACCCCATGTCGATGCCGACCACCGCCCCTGTAGATGGCAATGGTTCTATTTGCATATCTGTACAACACAGGGCAACAAAGTATTTTCCGTTTGGATTCTGACTGACAGTTGCGGACAGGATACGCCCCTTGATAGGCTTGCTGACGCGGCATTTCACCTTGCCCAGTTTTGGGAGTTGCACTGCCTTGTCCAGGACTTTGATGTTGCTGCCAACGCACTTACTTTTATAGCTTTGCTGGCGATTTCGCTTGCTTTTGAATTTTGGATAACCGGGTTTCTGCCCCTGCTTCACACGACGAAAGAAGTTCTGATAGGCCACGTCTAAATTCTGTAAAGAGGATTGTAAGGCGGAAGCATCTGCTTCTCTTAACCACAATAAGATTTTCTTGAGCTGTGTCATATTTTTACAACACGCATAATAGTTCATCGTCTTTCCATCCTGCTCATAAAGCTCTTTTCGCAAAGCAAGATAATGATTCCAGACAAAGCGGCAGCATCCAAATGTTCGTTGTATCTGTTGCGCTTGTGTTTTGGACGGGTAAATGCGAAATTTACAGCTGTATTCCATGTATATTTTCACCTCCTTGGATTTCGTATTCACATTATATTATATTTTTACCTTTATGTCAACGACATTTTGTTGTATAAACGGCTCTCTTTTCTTCAATGTGGCGAGCTATTACGCACTCCTTAGACGATGGCTACTTTGAAGCCTACATTCCACATTTTTATACTATTTCAAGACATCTTATAAAAAAACGTCAGGATAGTTTTTTCGATTCAAGCGCATGCCAAGCACGTATTGACACATATGAATACCTTGCATAAACTCTTCTTGCTCTTGTGGATGCTCTTGTTTCAAGTCACAAAATTTATTCCACGCATACGCAAGTGCATCCCAAATAACTTGTTCTTCCGCTGGAATATCAGCGACTTTTGTTTCCAATTTGACACTCCTTCCTTTATATTAAGTGTATATTTCTGTCTTCATTTTAGCTTCACAATTAGGGCAGCGTCTTGGAACATTATTGAGTGCTTCGTAAGTGCGCCCTTCAGAAACATATAAAATTGGAGGCATCATACAGCCGCAATAAGAACATCGCATGACTTTTCCATTACGTTCCCAATGGCCCCAAATGACCTCTTCCACATTAGCAACAGGCTGATTGAGTAAAAAGTCAACAATGCTTGATGTACTCCACGAACCCTTTGAATCATCGCCAATTTCACAGATTGCTTTTATCAATGATTCACGTTCATAATATTCAGCCATCGTAACACCCTTCATCTTTTTTAAGGAATTGCATAGTACAAACCTCTTTACACTCTTCAAAAGGATTCAACAAACAACGATAATACCCTTTATCATATTCTTTTGTTTCAGGATGATATTCTCCTGGCATATAGCCCTCACAGAAGATACAATCGTTGGGTGTCTTAGGCATTTCATTCACCAAAATTTTCATTATTAGTCCTCCTTGATTCGTTCTATTGGTGCAAATGTCAATATTCTTCTGCCTTGAAATTTTACTAAAGTTTCAATAGTTTCTGGTCTATATCCATATCCATCCTCTCGGTCTTCGTAATGGATACAATACAATGTTGTTCTGTCTTTATTTTTGTCGTAATGTTCTACTATTCGATTATAGCCAAAGATGTCTTCAAAAGCACAAATTTCGTTGCTTTTTAGAAGCACCTCATTAAATTGACTTCTGGTCATTTTCTTTCCAGCCTTTCTGCATCATTTCTTGTAGCCAGGTATTGCGAGTTGTTTCTTCGTGTTTTCCTAACGCTTCTTCTATTGTATCATAGTCCGCAATAATTGTCAAGTGTTTTTTCGCTCTTGTCACGGCAACATAACAAAGATTGTTGGTCAAAAGCTTTTTGTGCTGACTGTTGGCTACAAAAATAACAGCAGGTGACTCACAACCTTGTACTCTATGACAACTCAAAGCATAAGCTAGGGATAGTTTTTGAAATTCTTTTTGGCTGAAAGCAACCATACCACAATCAAATTCTACAACAATACAATTACTTCTGCTAGTATCATCGTAAAAATCACCAAGTACAATACCCTGGTCGCCATTGAAAACCCAAGTGGTTTCGCACTTGCCTGAACCATTTAATGAGAATCCATATCCACTACTTGTTTGTTCTGCTACTTTGGCATCATAAGTGTTTTTGTTGCAAATAACTTTGTCGCCAATTCTAAATTTTCCATCAAAATTGGTCTTATATTCAAGCTCTTGCCCAAGAGAATACTTTTCTTGAATCGCCAAATTGATAGCTTTTGTGCCTACTTCCCCTACATTAAATGGGGAGATGATTAGAATGTTTTCTTTTGTGTAACCATCATTTAAATATCCTTGATAAGCTTCTAAAACGCCTTCAAATTGTTCCTTTATATTATTAGTATTGTAATACTTAAAATCATCAAACTCTTCTTCTAAGTTGCTTACAATGCCTTTACGGAAGTCTGTGGCTATTGTTGTTATGCCACCAATACCATATCTAAAGACTTTTGTGAGCATAGCTATAGGAACTCTCCGACTCATTACTAAATCTTTAGCAACGTTCCCTGCGCCAATACTAATTAACTGAGCGGGGTCAAACACCAAAATCATCTTACAAGTAGGTGGAATAACTTTGATTAGCATTTTTAATACTTCCGCACTAACCATACCAAGCTCATCAACAACAACGTAATCAACATCTCTAGGGTCGCCAGCACCAGCCCAGCGATGAATTGTAGAAGCTGGTCTACCCGTTGCAGTAGAAAGCACTTTAGAAGCTATTCCCGTAGGGGCCAAAAGTTGATAAGTAAAACCCTTAGATTCTAACAAATCAATGATAGTTTTAGTGGTAAATGATTTACCACTTCCCGCACAACCAGTAAGGATAACAACATCGTTATCGCACATTAGTTGAAGAATTTTACTCTGTTCTTCTGTGAGATTGCCTTCTTCTCTTTGTACAAAATTTTGCCATTCAAAATCAACATGTTCAGAATTGTCAATTCTATTTTTAATGAAATCAGCGATGCTTTTTTCTGCGTAATATGTTTCAGAACGAGAAAGCCAACCTTCATGCTCTACTGTGTTGCTTAAAGTTTTGCCAACTTCATACCACTGTGCGGCCTCTGGAATCATAATTTTTAAGGCTTGTTCAACTATTTCTTTTGCAATTCTAGTGTCACCAGTTTCAGTTTCATTTTGTTTTAAAATAGTAGACAAAGCCCAGCCGCAACGCTCTCTTGATTCTGCCATTTTCTCATCATGCTCAATAATGATTTTATCAGAAGTTTCAAAAGAATATTTAATGCTTTCAATCATAAAACTATAGGGGTCGCGATTGTAAGCATAAATCATATTATCAGGGTTGGAATAATCTTTTGTTATCTCAACAGCTTTATCATAGTCGGCAACACCAATACTCAACAAAAAAGGTAGGAAAGGAACTGCACCGCTATTCTCTCTTACTTTGTAAATGTATTCTTCAAGTCGTTTCTTTCCTACGTTATAAATTTTCTTATAATCTAACTGGCCTTCTTCGCCATTCAAAACCATGTCTACAAAGTTAGGATAAGCGTCCATGACGTGTTGAGCTTGTGTTTTTGTTGCAAAACTACATAAGATACTCATCGTGCCATCTCTATTGACGTGTACCTTATCTGTTTCCATGCTTAAATCAGGAAGTCCAGCAAAATTATAAGACGCTGAATATTTGCTTTTAGCTTCTGTTAATTTGAGATTGATAGGAACACCTTCTTTTAGAAGATTTAATCCATTTCCAGAAACGCTAAAATTCCCATATTTATTAAGCTCAAGACCGTTTGGAGGGGGGCCAACAGGGACACATGCCATAACTCTGTATCCAGTAGTGGAATCAAAATAAAGTTCCTTACAAGGTTTACACTTTACTTCAATTTTTTCTGGCTTCGTTGTGGCAATCATATCAAAAAAATCATCCAAGTCGTTCAATCTCCTTTCTTGTTTTGTTTTCATACGCTTCGATATCACGCTTTACATACGACAAGAGCATGCGAATCTGTTCTGTGTTTTTTTCTTCAACATGACGATAGCGTTCTCTTTTTCTCCAAAACTTGTATCGAATGGTATCAATAATACTGAAACAAAAATCTCCAAGACCGAAACGGTGTATAGTGCTTTCTTTTAAAGTATAAGATTCTGGACAAAGCAAAAACCACACCTTGAAGTCTTTAAATTTGATTTTAGGATGCTCTGACTTTGTTACTTCTCTTTCAAGAATTACATGAAAAATCAAAATAAAAGTAGCAATTATCATAAGAATAAGCGCACAAACAAATACACAAATTGTAAAAATACGAAGCATTTTAAGTTCCCCTTTATTGTACCGTACTAATTACTACAAACAAAAGAATTGTTGCAACCAGAAGCCCTGCTCCAATTATTGTGTCACGCATCGTTTTTTGTTTGAAAGCAAGATAAGCAGTTAGCATCGCTCCAATACCAATCGTTGTAAAGACCGCCTTTACCCATGTGATTAAAAACTCATGTTCCATAAAAATAACCCCTTCTTTTATCGTGACCTAATCATATCACACGAAGAAGGGGTTGTCAAGTATTATTTTAATTTTCTAAAAAATTTCTTTATTTTATTCCATAGCGATTCTTTGTCAGGTTTCCAGTCCGAAGAATAGCTCTTTCCATAATTATCCCAATGATAGCCACAAGATGCACAAATATAAGTATCGCCCACTCTTTGTCCAAACATAACCAGGGGCATCCCTATAGCTTCTTTTCCACACCAAACACATTTCATTATTCCATCAACACCCTTTCTGTCTGCAAGTCTGCGCTTCCATCTTCATATACATGTTTAATCAATATCATTTGATGGTCATATACACTGTTTTTGTATTTCTTGCACCTGAAATCATCACCATTTCGATAGCCACAAACAATCAGCAAAGACCCTCTTTGAATCCAAGCGTCATCATACACTACTTTATCTTTTCCACTACCAGAACTAATCACTCGTTTATAATGAGCATAGGCTTCTCTAGTAAGCTTACAGTTTACTACATCATAATCAGTAGTTAGCAAAGTAATTATATGCTTAGTATCGTCTTTAGCAATCAATGTTCCAGCTATGGCGCTGATTTCGTATTGTCGCCAAGAGCGTTGTCCAAAGCTTTTTTCAACAAATACTGGTTCTTCTGGAAGGTCAGAAAATCTACTAACACCATAACGCTTAAAATCTAAATTCTTTAATTCATGTCCGTTGTTATGGTAATAACTCGTAGATTGCATTGCCCATCTATCAACATCTACACAATCTAGTGTGTTATACGCGGCAATAATAGCTTTTTTGTTATATTCTTTGATTGTTTCAGGTCTTTGTAGCCAAGACTTTAACTCATTAAAAACAGGCTTAAAGCATTTATCGATAGATTTGTCGCAAATAACGACCTCGCTATCAACAAACCAATAATCTGCCCCTTCTTTCATTACGGATATAAAGTATTCCTCACAGTATGACATTACGGTAGTGTCTACTTTATACAATTTTTTAGATTTAGACAAAGGATGTACACTGTAAAAGAATTGCTTTTGACAAACATACTTTTTAAAATTATAAGGTTTGATAAGTTCTTCTGGAATTTCAACACCAATTTTAATCATTTCAGGCAAATTAGATGTTGTAAGCTTTGTTTTTTGTGGCGTAGATAAGCAAAAATATTCTTGCATCACTTTAATTCTATTTGTGTTAAAACAATCAAAACATCCGGCTTTGATTAGTTGAATAATTTTAGACTTTGTAACTAGAGAACCAGGAAATGTATTTTTGCGATAAAAATCTAAAAATGAATCATAAGGCCGCATAGAAATGATTTGATTTGCTATCTGAGAGTTAATTCCAATAATACAACTAATACCATAAAAAATTGTATTTGTTTCTTCAATAGGAGTAAATCCATTTTCGGAACTGTTTATTGAAGGGGGCGACATTGAAACGCCAAATTTTGCACTACGATAAATAGCTCCTGCAACTTTTCCATATTGGATACCTTTAGAATCTTCTTCTCCTGATAATCCTGAGTTTACATTTAAAACAGCACAATTCCAGTAAACATGAGGATAAAAATGATAAAGATTCATTTCTTGTACGGCTTCGGCAGAATAAGGCATAACATGATTTCGGCTAAAGGAATAAGCAAGTTGAGGTTTAATACATTCGTTCCACACATAATTTGCTAGATTTATAGAATGTCCATTTTCTTTTACTGCTTTATAAAAATCATCGTGTAACTCTTCAACCTTGTCTCGTTTCTTCTTTGCGATAATTTTTCTAGCCACATCCGCGTCGTGCAGACTAAAATTAGAGATATCTGGATGTTGTAAAAGCTCCATAACATCTTCTTGCATCGAAGGAACATGATAGCAATAGCCCAATACGCTGTCTAAGGCTTGGATTTCTACCGAGTTAGTAACTCCATAATTTGCTAATTCCTCATCCCATAAAGAAGGATTGTGTTTATAAGCAAGGAACTTATCGACTGGCTGTTGCTCTCCTTCAACAGTAATACGCATAAGTGAATTGGCATTTGTTAGCTCGACAATATTCTTTGGTTGAATCTTTTTAATACACTGTCCACCAACAGGAGTAATAAATTGAAATAAGTCAATAATCTGCCCCCTAGAACATTCATCCCACATTTCTTTATCATTAAAATTTAGAACACTAGGATGGAGATAAGCATTATAAGTATTACGAAGTGAACCCTGCCATTGAATTTTATGATATTTTAACAATAGCTCCATACAAACTTCAAGCTTGTCTTGACACTCTGTTGTTAAGCTATCATATTTCAATGCTCCGCACCAATCACTATCTTCCATTGACCAACAAGTTACATTATCGCCGCGAGGAGTTTTCATTAAGCTATTTTGTGCCAAATACCCGTTCTTAAACAAGTAAATGCCTGATGCGTGCGATGAAAGTCCGCTAACCAAACCTTCAATCATCATAGCGTATTCTTTAAAATCAATGTTATATTTTTTAGAAAGATTTTCACTTTCATTAACAAGTGCCATAACAGGTTTTTTATCATTATTTATATCACCGTTGTAGCACTCTTTTAAAGACCATTGCCTACCTCTTTCAACAGGCACTAATGAAGAAATATATTCCGCCTCTTCAAGAGAAATACCAACACCACGACAAACTGTCTTTAATGCCGCCTTAGAAGTTTCTGTCTTAAAAGTGCAAATATTAAGGATATTGTCTTCTCCGAATACCTCTTTAAGTCTTTGAATAATTTTAGGTCTGTTTCGTGCAGAAGTATCAAGGTCTATATCTGGGAAAGACACTCGTTGTGCATTAAGATGTCGATAAGCTGGAAGGTTCCATTGGATAGGGTTCATTTGTTGAATATCAATAAGCCATGCTGTATACCAGCCTGTTGCGCTACCGCGGCTGATACCAACGAAACCAATTTCCCAACAAATGTCAACAATATAGTCAACAAGATTATAATAGGCTGACATGCGAGAATTTAAAGCTTCGCTGATTAGCCATAGTTGTTCAAACTCCCAATCAATGCGACTTAAATTGGTATCATTAAATTCTTGTTTCTTGGATAAGAATCCTTCTTCTATCATAAATAAATGGTATTGGTCTTGTTCATATTCACTTTCGGCAAATTTTCTAATATATTCATATTTGTTATACCAAGGCTTGAAAATATGCTTTATTTGATAATCAATTTTGGACAAGTCTCGTTCTGGAATAATGGTTGTATGCTCCATAGAAAAAGACTTACAATTTTTAACTAAGTCCCAACCGTTGTTCACTATTTGTTTAAATTCATCTTGAGAAAAATAATCGAAATACTCTTTTTTTTGTTCAGCGTTCATCATCCATGTCGTTTCATAGAAGTCTTCTGTTTCACCTCTGTCAGCATCACTAGACCGTAAAAAAGCTTGATGAATATCATGGTGTTCCTTATTCAGATAGTGAACATCGCAAGTAACAATACATTTAATTCCACAGGCATCTGCAAGTTTTTTTGCCCATTGATTAAATTTAACTTGTTCTGGCTTACGCGAAGGTTGAATTTCAATAGCAAAATTGTCTTTACCAAACCATGTCAAACACCATTTAATAAAATCTTTAGCATCTTCCATTCGATTATCCAAAAAACAATTTGCCAACTCTCCGCCCAAGCAAGCTGTAGTGGCTATAAGATTCCCTTTTTCTTTACCAATAATGTTTTCAAGCTGTTTTCTATCATTAGGAACTCTTCGCATTTTACCAGTCATAAAACTGGATTTCCAACCTTCTGCATTGATAGCTCTAAGTTGGTCATATCCCTTACGATTTTTAGCAATAAGAATAAAATGATAGAATTTAGTTTGTCCACTTTGATAATTCTCTCGCACTTTATTAGCATCATGTACAAGATAAATTTCATCGCCCAATAGAACTTTAATATCCTTACCTTGCTTTTGAAGCTCTTGAGAATATTTCATTGCAGTAATATGTTCAGATAAAGAAGCATGGTCGGTTATCGCTACTGCTTTCATATTAAGAGAAATGGCTTTGTCAATCAAGTCTTTTGGTTTAATAATGCAATCTCTCATACGAAGATTACTACCTTGTGTATGACAATGAAGTTGCGTATCATTCATTAGTTGCCACCTCCCAATAGTATCCATGATACAAAGAATGATTCTTTATTGCTCGGAGCAAGCCAGAACAGCCTTTAATTTCTAAAAAATCTAAACAATCTTTTTGAGAATTAAAATAAACGGTTTTCTGTTCACTTCTTCCAATTATTTTCTTAGTAAGAATTTTTCTTTTTTCACACAATGCTCCCTTTTCTGCAATCTTTATATCCCACATTCTGTTTTGCTCATCTGAAATTTGATGATTAAAACAATACCACAAAGTATCTCGTGAAATTGGTAATAGCCTTAGTTTGGTATATATTTCTTGTTTTCCATCTGGATATGTAGCAATATAATATTTTCTAGTATTTGTTGATGCTTCAAAAGAGTATGATACGTCCAGCTTTTCGGGAATTTCACCGTATTTTTCTTGTAAAATTTCTCCGCTACGCCAGGTATAGCCTTTATAGGTTAATCTGTCTACGAGCTTTCTTCTTCCTTTTCCATGAAGGACTTCAACAAGATTTCCCTCTTTGTCATATTTACACCAAAACTTTCTAGTTTTTTTACTTCCGATACGTCCATTTTCTGCGGCAGTTATTTTTCTTAATTCAGAATCTCGATTGATTAGTCCATGTTTGCTTGCATGCTCCATGTTCTTTTTTGTATTTACCCATTCAAGATTACTCGCAATATTATTACTTTTATCACCATCAATATGATTTATTTGGTTGTATTCTTCTGGAAAAGGATTTTTAATAAAATGCAACCCTACTAATCTATGAACATAATTTTTTTGACGTGTCCCATCTGCTCCTCTAAAAGCATAGCTATAGTATCCGTTCTTTTTGTTAAAATTTCCAGTTGTCCAATATTTTGCTTTTCTTTTTAATTTTCTTCCCTTAGTGTCATAACAAATATAATCATCTCGCTTCATGTGTCCTAAATTACTAATAAAATAGTGGCCATCGCTATCTTCAATCACTTTCCAAATTTCTTCTACCATTCTTCCTCCTCCTCGCCCCACCAATCATCATTTTCTCCTTGTCTAACTAACTCATCACACTTTTCCATAATAGCATAACCGTTCAAAATTCCACAACAAATTTCTAGCGTCTTGTATTCAATAGGTTTTAATACTCCGCGATTATCCAATCTTGTTTGAGCTATTCTCAGCATCTCTTTTGTCATCTTCGTTTCCATCAGGAGTCTCCAATTTTTTGCCGCAGAAAGGACAATATTTTATAATCATTTTACCTTCGTCCCACTCAGAGTCCCAATCCCAATCAAATTCATGGGTCACTATCCACCACTTTCTCTTTGGTGGTTCATGTCGATAATAGAACTTCTTAGGGTCGCAGAACCTTATTTGTTGCTCATAATCCAATAATTCTCCATCTTCTGTTGTATTGTCTCTACACTCATGTCGCGCAATAGTATATAAATCTTCTCTATTGTTACTATAATAACATTTTCCAAATAATGTAGGGTCTTTACCTACGCATTGCGGACAATAGTATTTACCATTCACATCCTTGAATCTAGCAAGCCGTCTATTGCATTTGACACATTGCTTTAATTCTTCTTGATAAGTGTTAAATTCAATAAATTTACTCATTATATCACCTTAAAAAATCGTAATTGTTTTTGGTTCAAGTCGTTTAGCTATTGCGGAAAGACTTTTTGCTTCAGGAGTAATAGGGTCGCGTTTCTTTAATTCTCTTATACAATCAGCACAAAGATTTGTCCAAATATAACCTGATTCGTAATCGCTTCTGTAATCAAATCCATATTTAGCAGAACTCATTCTACATCTATCACACTTTTGTAATAATCTTGTAAAAATATTGTTTCTAACATAACACAGCATAACAAAACCTCCTATCTTCGATACATTTATTGTACCACAAGACAGGAGGTTTGTCAAGTTTTATTTAAATTTTTATCATTTTACCAAATAAATAATATCTGGGTCGCTCTTCTCCATAAAAACGCCACCGAATAATATCATCTATTACAATAGCTAACAGAATCAAAGGAATCCAAATTAAACCAAATTTCAAACATATTTGTCCATTTAAATTTAGAAATTCATTGGAATAGTCCCAAACATTTAGTCCTAATTTGACATTAACTAACATGCCGGTAAAATATTCACCAATTAAAGCAACGCCAGTACCAATTATATCCTGCCAAACTAAATCAAACTCCCAGGGAAAAACTTCGTTCAAAAGGCCGACAAGACTAAAAACAACGCCAGCAAGAATAAACATTGAAATATGACTATAGCCTCGATAAAAAACTTCTAAAGTTACATAAAAACTGCCGCCAAACCAAAAAAGAAATAACTCTTTGAGTCTCATTTACTTCCGCCTTTGCTTTAATAATCTATTAACAGCACTTCCCATCAATGTACCTCCTTTAACTCGCATTTAAAACGCCAAAACCATTCTTTATCTGAAGGTACGGGATTAAAAGTTGTAATAGCATTAGCTAGCCAAATATTTACTAATACATCATTAACTACTTTTAATTCATTATATTCATACTGTTCACCAATGATACCAACATCAACTAACTTTGATATAATGTCTTCAAACCTAGTTCTTATTGCCTCTCCGTCAGTCATATAGTAAATAGGGCCTGTGCAAAAAGGTCGGCTAAAAGTGTTGCATCCTGCTTGCGATACATCAGAACAAATTTTTACAATCTTCTTTAGAAAATGTTCATCACTGTCAGAAATTAAATCTGTTTGATTAAGCCATTTGTTAAGATACTTATTTAATGTATAACAAGCGTTTCCAGCGTTAAGATATGCAAAATCAATATTTTTTTGATTGTTGCCCATTACTTTGTTACAGTCTTTGCTTTAATGTTCGTAATCTTTGCGCCTTCATTCTTCCAACCTTCAATGAAAGCCTGTTCAAGCTTTGCTTCGTAGTCTTCCATCTTAGCGTAAACCTGCTTAATTTCTTCTTCCGTCTGGGGTGTTTCAAGGTCAATCATCATTCTAATACGCATTTTTACTCTCCTTTTTTACCATAAATTTTTAAATTCTTTTGTTTCTACAGGGACAACTTCATATTGAATAATCTTACATTGAGGATTTACATAACCATTATATTCATTTACTTCGAGTTCTACAACAGCTTGTAAAGTAAATTCACTATATTTGGTTAATTTCATTTCATCTAAAGTAGAAGCAAAAGGTAGCGTCATTACGACATCTCCACCGGTTATTCTAATGAATGTCGCTCTTTTCTTGTAGACATGAACATCATCTTTATTTAGCTTTACTTCAATGTAAAATGTAGGTAATTCTACACCTTCACCCCAAAGCAAATCATTATCTTCAATTAACTGTGCTACATCAATATTTAGGTCGCTCAACTTTGCTTTTGCGGCAACATCAACAGGGGGGTCTACATCTAAATCCATACTATCCATCAAGTCAATAACTTGGTCATAGTTTTCCTTCTTAAAGGTAATTCCACACGCTCTCTGATGCCCCTGGCAAACCGCTAGACCACTTTCATTGAGTATATCCAACAAATCTATCGGACTTCTCAAAGACCCTGTATAAGACGCTCCTGTGTCTCTTAAAACAAACGTAGGTTTGTTCAAACGATAACGAATTTTATTAGCAACAAGCCCAATATAATTCCTGTTTTCATCATCTGCAAAACCTACAGCAACCTTGTGTGTATTATCCATATTAGGTTGCAATTCGTCAGTCATATCTTTAACTGTCTTCTTTTGTGTTCTGTGCGCCCTAGAAAGCATTTTAAGGGCTTGTTCCATATCCCCGATACCGATGATAGCTTTAACAAGTTCAATCGTTTCTAGGGTGCCTGAAAGCCGTGTAAGAGCGTTCATAGGGGGAATACACCCAAAGCTCAGTCCTTTTGGACTAACACCATAGCGACAGAATTTATCTACTATCATTTTAAGTGCAGGATGTTTGATATTTTTTAGTCCCTTTTCAATGTACCATCTATTTTCTAACACCCGAAGATTACAAACATCACTTACTAGACTAATTGCTACAAAATCTTCATAACCAGGATATTCAAGTTGTTCTTTTTCGCAAAAAGCTCGAACAAATTTATCTGTCACACCTGCACCAGAAAGAGATTTATTCAATCCTTCTGACAGATGATGATTAACTATAATTCCCCAGTTACTCTCTGTCTCAACCTCATGGTGGTCAAGTACAATAACGGAGATAGACTGCTCTGTTAAAAATTTAAGCTCACCAATGTCATTACTACTGCTGTCAGGAGTGAACACGAGGTCAAGTTCATCTTGAATCATTTTTTCACAAAGGTTATCTCCCTCTGCGCCAAGACCATGCGCCTTTTCATTGTGAGCATAAAGATAGAGATTTTCTGGTTTAATTCCTAACTTTAGAACAAAATCAGAAATGATTGAGGCCGACATAATGCCGTCAACATCGCAATCAATTAAAACACCAATCTTCTTTGTTCCCCACATATCATTTTTTTGCTTTAAGACAGATAACTCTTCAACAGCTTTATCCATGTTCTTGTAATCAAAAGGATTATCCAACACTTTTTCGTCAGGGTGGAGAAATTCTTCAATCTCTCCACCCTGGATACCCTTTGCTTGCAGATAATCGGTCAAAAAAGTGTTGGGATTAAATTCCTTTAATATGGAATTATATCTCAACAAAGTCCCTCTCTTTCATAGACCAAGCCTTCTTTGTACCCTTGTGCAACAATAACAGAAATAGATTCAATTTCTCCAGAACTATCGCAGTCAGGAAGACTTAGAACAAAAGTATCGCCACTTGCCATATACGCTATATCTTTGTTTTGCATTGTGTTTTCAACACATTTGTCAATATACTGACTAATCGTTTCATTTGACAAATGCTTCACGTTAGGCCCATCATAACTGTAAAAATCAGGCCAAACGTCAAGTTTGAAATGCTCTTCTTTGGACAGTATGATGATGTTTTCACAGTTCGGACAAATAATACTAGATGATGCGTTTGTAGTTTGAGTAATATCTGCATTACTGTATTCTAACACACAGCCGCAAAATTGACACTTAACTTCCTTTACTTCTTCAGGCTTTTTGATGATTTTAATCATCTTCATCTACCTCTCTTACAAGAAAACAATCAAACATCTGTCCGTAGCAAGTGTGTTCGTATTCGGTTCCCTCAAATTGAACCCAAATATCTTCATCACTTTCACCATCATCCCAGGCGGGACGAGACATTCTTCCGACACTGCCTTCAGGCGGGAAATAGCCCTTTCCATCATCCCAAGGCCCTTCTGGATACTGAGCCTCACTAGGCTTGTTTACATACATAACTCTAAGGCTAGTGTTGTAAACATCGTTTGGCTTCATCTCTCTCCATCTATCCTGATTATCCTTCTTAAAAAAGAAAGGTCTTCCTGCTTTTCCACGCTTGTAAGCACTCTTATAGGCCAAAGAAACCATTCTAATAACGTCAAGACCTTCTTCAATCTTATTATCTTCCGTAATAAAACCATTCTTCTTGAACTTGGGAAGAAGCATCTTATAAATCTCTAGGTTTTCGGCATCTTCTTCTGTAAGTTCATCTTCTTCTCTTTCATCGTAATTGCAACAATCAGATTTACAATCAGAATTGCAATCACAAGATTCTTTTCCAAGTGAGCCTGTGGGAACAGAATTAACTACATTGTAGTTATTTAGCACCTGTGCCGCAAAAATATCTGCGCTCTCAAATTCGTCTCTACTAAGAATTAGCGCACACTCTTCTGTACTTTTACGAAGGCCATCATCAAAACAGTCAGGAGAGAACTGAACATTATATTCATCATCCATTTGACCAGTAATAATTCCTACACTGCCTAGCCGAGGATAGATGTCAGCTAGGGGGCCGGTCGCCAGCTCTTCACTGGTAAAAGTTACAAACGTCATAAATACCTCCAAAAATTATATTGTCCTTTGGACTATTTATAATATATCACATTTTTTCAGAATTGTCAAGCGCTTTTTATTTATTTTTTTTTATAAAAGTCAAACATCTTTCCACTGAACTGAATTTTCCAACAACTCTGTAAAAATTTCTTTATTATAATCAGTTGCATTGTCTTTTGCGCCAAGATAACCTTTAGTATCAAGCAAAACGTTGACAGTAGCAAATCCATGCCACAACTCGCAAAATTTATTTAGTTTAGTTGTCCATAAATCGAATTCTTTGTCTCCGAGTCCCACAAAATCATGGTCAGGGATATAAAAAACCTTGTTCACACCAAGACTCAACAACTGTTGTCTTCTTTGAAGTCCCAGATTATTTCCAAACATTGCTACAGCGCAAGATTCTGTACCATACCAAGTATCTAATTTCAATACTGATTTTTCGCCTTCAGCAATCCACACCTCTTTCTTTCTTTCAATGGCGGGCCAATTATAATTTAATCCATACAAAACACTGTGTGTAGGGAATTTATAAGTTGTTCCATCGAGTAATGTTAATGGAATGTATTTGGCTTGTGCAAGCATATCTTCTGTCCAATTCCTACACCGAATCCCCAGCAAGCTACCATCGTTTCCAAAAACCGGAATAGTTGTTTGATTCATTCGGTCATAAAAACCTATCCGATACTTTTTCATAGAATCCCAACTTATACCCTCGTCAATCCATCTTAAAGGGTATAACTGAGATAAATGATTCAATACACTAGCGTCATAACACTTCAAGCCGTTACCTCTGCCGCCAAGCTTAGAAAATTTGCCTAAGTCATTTTCCCAGTCATAGAATGAAGATTTAGTTAATTCATGCAGATTAGCGACTTCTTTTCCTGTTGTTTCAAGAATATAATTGACAGCATCCAAGAAGCTACAAGGTTCATTCAGTAACGCCAATCTTTTTTGTACTACGCCTATAATATCCATAGAGCATGACTCGGTGTAACTTATGAATATTTTGGAATCAGTATAAAAATACAGCTTGGGTTTCCCTGCATAAGGGTCTTTGTATTTAGTTCCTGGATAGAAAATCCATTCTCTGTTGCCCTTACTATACATAGGAATCCCAAGCTGATTCATTACATGCTCAATATCTAAAAGGGACAGACTTGCTTTTAATTTTTTTACATCAATCCGCCCCATAATAAACTCTCCTTAATTTAAATATTCTTCTTTAAACGCCGCCACTGCTTTAACAAAATCATCTGTATCTGCCGTTGTGCTGTCAGGGTCAAAAGAAATTCGGATGCACTCTTCTGCTTGTTCTTTGGTCAGACCCCAAGATTCTAAGGCTCTAAAATCATCATCTTCTGAACAAGCGGATTTTCCCATAGAGACATAGATTTTCCTGCTGCTAAGATATGTAGCAAGAGCATCTGCGTTCATTCCAGGAAAACGTAGGGTCATTACAGCACAAGTAATAGGCAGATTATCGTCTCCAATAATCTCATGTTCAATGCCTTCGTCAAATAGCTGATTTTGAACCGCAGTCCAAAGAAAAACATAATGCTTAAAGTTTTCCTCTGTCCTCATTATAGCACACTCTGTTGCGGTTGTCAAGGCTACAATTTGTGGTACATTAGGAGTTCCGCCAAAAGAATATTTAATTCCAGGCAACCATTCTAAAGCTTTATCAGATACCCAAAGCCAACCGCCACCTTCTGCGCCAAACTTATGTCCAGAACACCAGATTGCATCAAAATTCCCTTCAATTTTTGGGATTTCGACCTTACCGATTGCCGCAGTGAAATCACTGAACAGTAGAGTATTATCATGCTTCTTAGGCAACTCCATAAAAAATTGGTTTCCTGTCATGTGATTTACATATTGCCAAAATATAATTTGATAATAGTCTGTAGCAAATATATCTCTATCTTTGTTAAATTCACAAGAATTAACATAACATGAATCATGCTCCCAAGGGCTGCACCAAATATCAAAATTACGACCTCTATTACCAAAAAAAGATTCTAACCAAAGTTCATTAGCAATTTCTGTGGCACATCTAGCAAAGAAAATCTCTCCACTGGACACTCCAAGAATATCTTTTAGTCTCTGTTTGCACTCTTCGTATTTATATCGCACCATTTGTCCCATTTTGTGCTTTGCATTTGGGTTTCCAGAGTATCCCATAAAATCTTTTGACCAAAAAGTGGGAAGCATAGTGGCTGCACTGTCCAAATAGACTATCCGTCTTTCCATCTATTAGTCCTCCCAGTTTTTAATCCTCATGTGAACAAGGTCAACAAGAAGGAAAGTAAATAATCCAGCTAGACCAATACTCACAAGAAACCAAGGAAGTTCATTTTGCTGGGCATAATATGCTGCCTGACCTCCTGCATAAGAGAGACACATGCCATTTAAAATACACGCAATCGTATTAGCTACCTTAAACTTCTTCATTACTCAATCCTCCAATTTCAGCTAATTGTTCTACTGTAAAATCAAACCTTCCTGTCTCAGCTACAGCCTTAATATAAATACCTAGCCACTGAACACCTGCCAAAAAACTTGTCTCATCAAGACCATCAAGTTTTGGAATCGGAATTTCTGATTCATACAGTTTCTTTAATACTTGCTTCACATTCTGCGTCATTCGCATTATAAATACCTCCAGGCTCTAATTCTGTTTTAGGGACTTTTACTATTTTGTCCTTATCATCAGCACAAAAGAAATCGTATCTTCTTGAAGTACCCTTGTCAAAATAATATATAATTTTAACTTTTTCATCGCCGTATGTGCCAAAACGAGATTTATACACATATTCTATCATATTGGGCATCATCGGTGCAGGTTCACCAAAGCGAGGTTTAGGTAAGAAAGCTTTTAAATACTCCATCTCTTTCCTTCTTTGATTAAAAGGAATAATAATAGTTCCCGCATCCAGTTTGTTTTTAATGGATTTTGCGCCAGAAAGACAAGATTCATCAGGAAAAGCTTTTTCTTTCCAAGTGTCATTAAGTTGAGTTCCAGTAAGTATACCAACATTATATTTTTCTGCGTAACCTTTAAGGTCTGTCACTAAAGATTTCAACACTAAATCTTCTCTTACTGGCATATTGGATACACTTTTAAACTCCGCGCCAAGAGAGCTGTTTAACTCCACATAGTCAAACACGCCAAAAGGACAACCAAATTCAGCCATATCACGAATTTTTTGCTCTAGTGAAGCAGAAGTGTATTCAGGCATATCAATGACTTGTAGATTTGACTTTTTTAAAATTTCACCTGCTTTAAGAACACGAAGTCTTTCTTCTTTTGAAAGCAAACCATTTCTCATTTTTCTATATTCTACACAAGCAACAAAACTTAAAAATGCTGGCTCGACTTCTGTTCTACTGTCCATTTCTGTGTGAATATAGAATCCTGGGCCTTGATAATTTGGATTTACTACAAAGTCTCCTGCCTCTTCTGAATAGTAAGCAGGAACAGAAACCATGCACAAATCACCCACACCTTGTTTTGTTTTACTCGCTCCTGACGGGCCAGAACGACACAGCAAGTGTCCTCTATTCCAGCCTTGAACAATGGTACTCAAGACTCCACTCTGTAAGCAAGCACCAAAAGCAGGAGCTTGTTCAAAAAATTCTAGTAATCCTTCTGTATCTTCACCCACTGAAATTTGATTACGAACAAAACGCACGTCGTATTTGTTTCTTAGATTTGAAGCTATATTATTTACCCTTGCAACCATCTCTTCAAGAGTGATAGATTCAAATTTTTCTAAATTTGTTACCTGTCCAGTTATGGGGTCAAAGAAATCAATAATAGAAATACCATTTTCTTTCATTTCTCTAAGCAGTGAATACTTTCTAACAACTGTATAAAAATATTCAAAGTTGTTATGATTAGCTAATTCTTTGATGGCATCAATATATCCAATATAATCATTTTGAACAAGAATGTCGTAATACTGAGAATTGGTTTTTGCTACAGTATCAATTTCTAAAGCACTGATTTCTCTAGTTCCTGCTTTCAAAAGTTTTCCGATACAAATAAAAAGAATCCCGTGCATTGCGACGCACTCAAAATCCTTTTTACACAAAGGGAAAGAAGGATTCAATAACAGAGCAGGGTCTTTCATCAAACACCCCAACAACGCACTCGCGGCATTTCTGTCATATAAAGTGTTTTCCATTATTGCATACACCTACTTACTTGCTTAAAGTTCTAACTCTGCTTTTGTAAAAAATTTTCGCATACTATTTTTGGGTTTTACTCGAATAACTTCAGGAGTAAACAATTCAGGATGTTCACTTGCATACTTTTTGTTTTCTTCAATCTTTTTGTAAAACTCTAAAGCTGGTTGGTAGTATCTAGGATAAAATTGACCCAGCCCATCTTCTTGACGCACAATATAATTTTCATATTTGATAGCGTATTCTATGATGAGTCTCAAGGCTAAACTAGATACATTACACTCATCTCGAAAGTATTTAATTTGCGCTCCAAGCATCCTATAATTTGGATTTTCATAAATTGTATCTAAGTATTTAATTAAATCATTCCAGTCCCTGTCAATTTCATTACTATGCTCATTAACATAATTCTGATAACATCCTTGGCAACAGAATTTTAACTGCTTATACTTTTCTCCAATATAACGTGTTTCTGTTGGAAACTTTTCGCCGCAACCTTTGCAAATTGACTTGCCCATACAGTTCTACCTCCTTTCTTTATATATCATACCACTTTCGTCACCCAAAGTCAATACTTATTTTAGAACTTCATAAGTATTTCTTTTAAAATCTCCTGCGCGAGTTCTGCTAATATACCCCTCTTTTTCTAAAAGGTCAATAGCCAAATAAAGAGTGTTAAAACTAATTCCACATTCTTCCGTTAGCTGAACAGCAGTTCTTCTTGTTTTTCCGTCTTTTTTTGACTTACGCTTTTTTAAAGCAGAATAAACAGTCCAGCAGTAAGGAGCTTTGTTCCCATAAAGCTTAGCCATATCAGAAAGTTTAGCCATCATTTATCACCACTTTGCTCCACAATTAGGACAATAATTAACAATAAAAATATGACAATTCATTTTGTCTCCCAACATCATCATTCCTTGCCCAGAAAGTTGTTTCTTACGACTGCATAAGCCGCATTTTTCTTCTTGTGCTACCTTTAATTCAACTGTAGGCATTTTTTTGATTTGTTCGCAAGCCGCACTGTTTAGATAAATAGGGGCTGTATCTGCATCTACAAGTCTCATATTACCTCTCCTTTTCTTGTTTAAAATATCCAATCTCTCTTCTTCGGTAAGAATTTTATTAGCTTTTCTACTTTAAGAGGATGAAGATTACCATAAAAATCCATCTCAAAAAGTTTGTAGCCAACTTTAGTTTTTACTTTTGCCATTTGGGTTTTCTCCATTTAATAAAGTTTTCGTTTGGTACTGTCCATATCATTACTTTTCCGCTTTTATAAAACCATTCAACACAAGAATGTTTTGATTCTTTTGCTAGTATTCTTCCAACAGTCCATCGTGGAATAACTGAATTTTTCGATATATTTAAAACCCAACTATCTTTCATTTCTTCCACAGCCCTTTCTCTCTCAGTTCGTTACGAAACTCCCCTGCAATCGTTAAAGCTTGTTCTTTAGTTAGCTTCAAGCATCTATCTTGTTTCAATCCTCTTTTGAGAATCTGCACAGCAACAGTAGGTTTAAGGATACCTGCCTCCACATTCTTTCTTAGGCAAGCAAGAGTTCTATCCAAACTGCCTAAGAAATAGTTGTTGTAATACTGCTTTAAAAAATCAGCCATCATTCAGCTCCTTCTTAAAATTAGACACCACTTCACTGATTTGCGCGTTATTATAGCCATACTGAATATCTCTAGCCAGACCATGTCTCAGAATACGAATAGCTACAGACTTCTTCAGCTTTCCATGCTTCACTGCCTGGCGCATCCCCTCCAAAGTGACTCCCAAAGAACCAAAATAGTAATAATAGTCAAAAGCGTTCAGAAAGTTAGTCATTTTCAACTCTCTCCTTTTCAAAATAATTTTCCATTTGTCTCTTTTTTCTGTGCAAGAAATTATTTGCCGCAGAAAAAGTTTGTCTGCTATACAAAAGAAGCATTGTGCCTCTAAAGTATTTTGCATCAGGAAACCAAATATCTGTGCTTTGAATGGCGCCATCCAGCAAGAAATGAACATTTCCTGTTTTAGAATTGTACCAAACATCATATCCTACATGTTCTCCATGAAAATGATAGATGTCTTTGCACCTTCCTTTGTAACCGGCAACAAGTAGTTCTGATAATTCTTTGCAAACTTCTATAAACTCTTGTTCAGTCATATTGTTGACCTCCCCTTGTTTGTGCTTTTAGTATAACAGATTATGAGCAAGAAGTCAAGGGATATTATTCGTTATTTTGTACAAAAAAGAAAGCGACAAGACCAAATCTTGTCGCATTTCTCTTTGTCTTTTAGTCTACAATAATATTTCTATCACAAGCAAAAGTAACTAGCTTATTGAAAACATTTTCCAAAGGAACAAGGTCTTCTTCTGGAATGTCGGACAGCTTGCGCCCTTCACCAATTTCAGTAATCACAATTTCTTGTAGCTTTTCAGGATAGCGTTTACCAATGGCGGCAAAATAAGGCTTAATTAGTTCAAGCCAATCATGCTTATCATAGCTACTGCTATCACGCTTCCACTCATTGATTTCAGAATCTTCTTCTTCTGCTGTCTTTTCAATAGCCTTTAAAATCGCTTCTTCAAGATTTTTTGCAGTAAATGGCTCAATCAAAGTCTGCATATCATAGCGGCTTCGAGCAAAAACCTGCTTTGTTTGCTTGCTGATACCAGTAGAAAGAATAGTGTTACCAGCAGAATCAATACCATTGGGTTTCAGATAAATACAGAAATCACAAATATCTCGAATAAAACGAGTAGATGCTTTCACATTACTACTACCCTTTGGCTGAATAAATTCATATTCTTTACCAGTTAGCTCATCAGTAATAGTCACTCTCTCCTCATGCCCAAGAAAGACACAAGTATATCCATAAGAACAAAGTCGATTGATTTGCTTTTTAAAATCCTTACGATAAATAGAATAACCATTGACCTTTCCTGTGATTTCAGAAAGGTCACTTACTCCATACTCCTGACAAGTTGCAGTTTCAGCATATTCAACCAATTCATCAACAGTATCAATAACCACTGTCTGAATCTTACGTTGCATTAGTTCCCATTGAGGTAATTTAACATTTTCGTCATTGGGGTCTGCAACAAGTTTTTCACTCGTAAGCTGATTGACAAAATCCTTAAATACACTCCACTTATCAACACGAACCTTTAAGCATTTAACACCGTTGCCACCAGGTTCACACATCATAAGAAGAGCTTTAGGTAACTTTGAAGCAACCTTCGTCTTGCCGCAATTATTCATAGAGTAGATATACAACTTTTGCCCTGCCATTGACCCTACAATATTTTCTGGTTCAAGGTCAAATAAGTTAATTTTTGCCATAATTATCACTTAACTCCTATCTTAATTTATTTTTATATTGTCCTGGTAGATAGAAAACAACCCCACCTACCAGGACAATTCTAAATTACATTAGACCACCAAAAACATCATCAACATTTACGCCATTAAAGGGGTCTTCGTTGATAGGGGTAGAAGGACGGCTTGCGTTCTTAGCCATATTAAGAGCACTAGAAGCCGCATTAGTCTTTCTCTGGGTGTTATTAGACTTTGCCGCAGTACCATCCTTTAAAGACTGCTCAAGCTCTTCCAGATGGATTCTACGCTGTTTCACGGCTTCTGCAACAGTCTTGGGGTTAATCCATACAGAGTTCTCGTCTTCATCTTCTGGTTCCTTCACAGCTTCATAATCATAAGAAGTCAGAACATATTCGACAATTTCACGAGGAGTATCAACCATCTTTGGGCCATGAGACTTACCAAAAACAGCCTTCTTGACAGGAGCCTTTGCTACACCCTGAGTGGTGTGACGAACATCCATAGAAACAGTAGTTCTAGTCTGACCCACGCACAGTGCCTCAATCTCGCTGTCGCCGTCAACAACTAGCTCTGCACCCTCCTTTTCAACCACAAAGTCGATAGGAATTACCTGACCATTATAATTGACAGCCATAAACTGACCAACAAGCCGACCAGTCTCTTCATCGTCCTTAATCTCAGGAGCAAACTTGGTGCAAATACCGTCAAACTCCATAATCATACCATCTTCGGTATCTTCAGGGACTCGATGAGTAATGCTCTTAGTGCGGAAATCAAGCGCAGAAACAACACGATTAGAGGTTGTAGAAGCATAATCGTTAATATCAAATTCGCCCTTCAGCATAACACGGGTGGGTTCGCCACCATTGCCATTGATTTCAGTGTTCCAGTTGTATGCAGAGACAAGAGCATTGTATAGATAATGTAGCTTACCAGCGTTCTTGCCGGTCTTGTAAAACTTATTGCTATACACTCTAAATCTCTGAGTGCCGCCAGGAACACGAAGAATGATGCTACCCATGATACATTCATCGCCATTAGAATTTACCTTTTCTTCTAGAGACACCTCATAAGCGGTGCCGACGCAAACAAAACTTGTCTTAGTCTGATTTAGAACATCCTTCATTAAATATTTCTCCTTTTATCAATCATCATTTTTATAATATTCTTCCTGTAATTCTTTGTATATTCTTTCTGGAGGTAAATAGCCAAAAGGCCGCGTTGTATCTTCATAAGCCATTCCACCAGGTCTACCGTCGCAATCAGGACAAAAATCAAACATGTTATACTCTCCATAAGATTCTTTATAAATTTGAGTCAACATCTTTTTGCCGCAAAACTCGCAACGATTATCAGATTCAACAATCATGTCCGCTCCTTTCTGACAATCATGTGTATCACCACCACCTTCAGTGTATCTACTATATCACATTTCTTTTTGTTTGTCAAGAGATTTTTACCAACTTGTTAAAACTTCTTTTTCATTTGTTTTAAGACAGTGAAGAGTCACAGTTGCACCATAACTCCAACCAGACCCACTGCTAGACATAGATTCAATTTCTGCAAGCTGTTTCTGCTCTCCAAAAAAAGTGATAATAAGTCTATCTTCATCGTTACCAACATCTCTTTCTGTTTGTATACTAGTAATAATTGGATTTCTGTGCAACTCTTCTTTGCTAATGAATAAGTTCGTTGTGATTTCATTGAATCCGCAACAACTGCCCTCGTCTTCTTCAAAAGTGAAGCAGATTAGCATATCGTCTTTATTAACAACAAATCTACGTTCATTTAACTCAACAAGACTTGCGCCAACTAGACCATTCAACATTTTAATCTCACTACTGTTCTTTTCATCTTTTGTTTCATTAAACATCATCTTATCATGTTTAATAACACCAACGAAAACAGCAACATCAATCAAAAAACTATCAAATCTGTCAGACTCAAACCATTCAAGATTCTCGTAAAACTTCAGTAAATCTGCTTCTTCATTGTCAATACATGCTTCAACAAAAGCTCGATGCCAACCGGAAGAACCACTGTAGTTTATCCACAAGAAATCAGTTCCAGTATCACACTTCATTTCTTCGTCTAACGCTTTTTTGAAATCGTTGAGAAATGGAGCCAAAAATCCAAATCCTTCATCACGTTCTGTAAGCTTTCTCATGTTTCCTCCTCTAACTTATAGCCGCCAAAACATCCTACATCATCTTCCCAGATAACGGCTTGCACAATAGCATTAGGAATACCATTGCTGTAGTTTCTAGCCAAACTTGCGCTAGAAAACTTCACAGCATTGAACAGATTCCCTTCTTCCCATTGATACTGTTCCTCGTGCGGACAAAGATAGAACTTTGTCCCATTTTCCGTCTTCGAGATAACATACTTAATGTTCTCAGGCATGATTTAGCTCCTTTCACCTCATCATGGCGGCTTCAATAAGCTCGTCATTGGTCTTAATATATCTTGTAGTGGTTGCTATGTTAGAATGACCCAACGCTTTACTAATAATAGCAATAGGGATGTTATTATTCGACTTAATGGTAGCAAAAGCCCTTCTTAACGAATGACAAGTGTACTCTTCGGCGTTTGCAAGTCCAGCTCTTTTAGCTGTATTCTTAATAACTCTGTTCATACCAGAATCATTAAGCGGCAATCCAGCAAAAGTCAAGAATAACCTGTCGCTATTGACAGCATGGTCATTTCTCCAAATGACGTACTCATCAACTAAATCCATAACTTCATCACTGAAGTAAATCTTACGTTCCTTATTTCCTTTACCAACAATTACTAAAAAATTGGAGCCTTCGTTTCTCATCTTGAGATATGAACGAATTGTAAGATTTGCAAGTTCGTGCTGACGAACACCTGTTTTCACCATGACAGTTAGCATAGCTTTGTCTCTGATACTTCTACAAGCGCCCAAAAACGCTTCAATTTCTTCTGCACCTATATAGATGCTTTCTTTAGGATTCGCTCTCAGACGTTTCATATCAGCCGCAGGATTACTTTCAGTATATCCCACAGACTGGCACCAAGAGAAGAAGTTCTTAACTGCCGCAGTCTTCTGGTTTACGCTAGAAGGACTTAAATTCGCTAAAGTGCCTTTCCATTCCATTAAGTCAGAATAAGTGATGTCGCTTACTTTTTTGCTAATATGGTTCATCATCTTAGCACAAGTGTCAAGATAAGAATCAATCGTCCGCTGACTTCTGTGTTCTGCTTTCAAATAAGCTTCATATTGCTTCAACATTTTAAGCCCTCCTTTGTTTCTGTAACTATAATATAGCACAGATTTGTGGCATTGTCAAGAACTTTTTTAATTTTTTAGGTAATCTTTTGCGAGAAAAGTGCTTTCATATCCCTTCCAGGAGCGCATTTCTGATACCACCTTTGCGGCATCATAACAAGTAAATTTCTCATTTGCTTTTCTTTGAGTTTCCGCATCTGCGCTTAAATACCATTCTCTCGCGCCAATGAAGCAAGGATTGCCTTCAACATAAACGCCGTCAATTAGCCCATATTTATCAAAGCTAATTTCAACTTCAGTACCTTCAATAGCACCTTCATATTCGGCATATATGACTTTAGCACAAACAACTTCACCGCTCTCGCTTCCTGCATCAAATACAACTACATCGTCGCAAATAACCATACCCGCATTACCAAGTTCTTTCAGATTGTTATAGCAACGTTGAAGTGCAACTATAGTATTAGGACTCAAATAAAAGCTCTTTTCCTGGACAGCGCTTTGAGTTAGTGACTCATTATTTACTTCTTCTGATGGCTGATTTTCGCAAGCCGTCATACTCAATACCATCATACCTGCAAGAATCATAACAATCAACTTTTTCATTCCGTTGGCCTCCTTATATTTTATATTCGCATTATACAAGTTTTTCGTCCGATACGCAATAGACAAGTTATACAAAAGACTATTTGAAATATTAGCAAATCTAACTAAAAGACAATTTCACATTTTAATAGCGATTTTTCATTGAAATTTACACTTTTTGCAGCGAGTTTTTGCTTCGTTTTCACATTTTTTACAGGGAGTACAGAAAAAGCGCTTAAATGATTCGATGGGGGAAGAGAACCATAAAAGCGCTTTTTCTAAAAACAAATCATCAGCAGGCTTCAAACTTCATGCGGTTTGTTGCCCGATATAACGCCTTGATAAACTAAATAGCAAAGACAAAAAAAGAAAGGAGATAAATGAAAAATTAAACAACGGAGGAGATAGAGAACCAAAGAATTTACTATTTAATTTTCAAGGCGTGCTGGACGGACTAGCTGGGAATGACCCAGCTCCTGCCATTAGCCGCACTGTTATCTTTCGGGAGCTACCACAAAAGTTTTCACCTGCTAATTAACCGGCTATGCCCAAACACCGTAGTCCGATAAAGCGGTTTTAATTTTTTTCAGACCGCAAACTGAAATAAAGAAAAGAAGGTAGATTAGACTTTCTAGCCATCTGCTAGAAAACGTGGTGGGCCTTGTGGTAATCGAAACCACGACCTTCCAGTTATGAGCTGGAGGCTCTAACCAACTGAGCTAAAGGCCCGTTTCTTAACTTCTGTATTTACTATATCACATTTTTCTTGATTTGTCAAGTCTTTTTTAAAATTTTCTGTCCCATGTCCCATATATTATATAAAACACGGGACAGAAAAACTTTTACTCTTTCATGGGTGCAATCTTTGCATCAAAAGTATAAGTAACAGGCCCTTGCTCTAAATCAGATACCAACTTGTCATACGTATCTTTTAGACCAAAAGATGCTAAAGGTGATATATTATCATTGTTACTATCTATTCTCTTTTTCTTTTCTGCAAGAATATTTTCTGCTTCTTTCAATGCTTCTTCCAATTCTTCTGGAGGAAGTTTGTTTGCCGCACAAAGTAAACGAGCTTTTTCTCTTGGCATAAGCTCTGTGTTATGGATGTTAAGCAAATCTTCCTTCATCAAAATTTCCGCTTCGGTAGATAACCAATACTTCGTTCCAGTCTTTAGATTAAGAATAACTTCTTTAATGTAATTGGATGCAACTTCAAGAAAAAGCATTTCATCCTTGTATGCTAGAACTTTAATACTTGTACCTGTATGAGGGGTAATTGTTTGGATGCCCCCTTTTAGAATTACATTCTTTGCTGTTTTAAAATCTTCAGTAGTTTCAATCAGCATTTTATTCACCTCCTTTAACTGTATTTACTGTATCACATTTTTCTTGATTTGTCAATAGGTTTTTGAAAAAATTTTTCAGAACTTTGTCCGCCACCAATAAAATGCCAGTATCTTATTCTACTTTAGCCAACTGGACTATGACAAGCTCGAAGTCTTTCACTGATGCTGGGTACATCAATTTAGCCGCCATGTAGTAAAGTTCCTATTACTCGTTTCTACCTATTGAGCTATTCCGACTTATAAAGCCAGTTTTGTCTAATCAGACTGGCAACTGATATAATTGGTGTGTGTGCTTTCATCCGCTTGGGAGCCATCCTTGAACATCAAAAAGAACAGATGGTGTTCTTGAGTTATAAACGCAAGTGCCTACTGACCTGTTCTCTCTACAGAAGTTAAACATTTAACTCAGCCCAGACACTTTCTTCATAATTAACTCCTTTCGAGCATCAACTTTAACTTACATATATACTATACCACAGGTTTTAAGATTTGTCAAGAGAAATTTTTAATTTTTTCACCATAAAATGGGCGTTGAATTAGTAATAGACGTTATTCCTTTATGGGTTTATAATCAACTCCAATATAGTCCAAAACATGCCCCATCCCAAGTCCTCCATTACCAGGTTGCCACACTCCGTCTTCATTATATTGACCGCCATTGATACAATAATCATATAGTTTCGGATGTGTTTCTGCGAGACGTTGAAAACGATTAGGATTATCCTCTATTTGGCAACCAAAACCACAGAAAACACATCCTGTTCTTTGACATTTAGTGAAGTGTAAAGTTCCATCCTCAAGCTCTACTAAATCGCCATAAACAGGAGCATATTCAAGATTGTATTTCTTAATATATTGAAGAATATCTTGCTCTGTCCAAAAAGAAATAGGAGAAGAAGTTGGACGTTTTTTATTGAAAGCATTGCATCCATACATCTTCCAATTACTTTCTCGTTGCTTTGATTCATAGGTCATTGTGCCGATAATAGGTTTTAGACCAGTTTCTTTTTCAAATCGCTCTACAGGAAGTTTCTTCATATAATCGCAACACTTATCGCCAATAAGAAAATCAGAATCAATCAAATGACGATACTTCTTTGAAATTTTACCCATTCCATACTTATTACCATTTAATCTAATATCCTTTAACTTTTCGCTCTTAGTGTTGCGATATTCACTAATAAAAGCGGCTTGCTCTTTGGAAATAATTGGGTATCCATAATCTTTCAATACTTCTGTAAATGTATATCGTCTATAATTTCGTGTTTTACGGTCATATTTTTGAGGCCGAAGCCACTTAATGTTGTCAAATTTCTTTACAAATTCACGAAGTTCAGGATATTCAAGTCCAGTGTCCATATACACTCCAAGTACATCAGGATATAATCTGTGAACTAAATGAAGCAATACTACGCTATCTTTTCCGCCACTAAAGCTAACATATACTTGACCATTCCATCTTTCATACCATTCAATAATTCTAGCACTTGAGATTTGAATTTTTTCTTTCAATGTTTTGCTTTGTAGGTCTTTAAGTTGTTCCGCTGTCGGCATATCAATCCCATCCTTTCGCTTTTCTTAATTTCTTCCAATGTTCTTGGCGTATAATCCATGTAATCAATCATACGCCCAACGATAGCCGCCTTGAATGTTATACCTATTTCCTTCTCCCACATCTTACCATACTTCTCAAATGTCTTTATATCTCTGGTTTGATGAATATGCCCATATAAATGAATGGTTTGGGTCTTGTGCATCTGGCCTCCCTTTAATCACTTCAAACCACTTATCGCACCAAACAAAATGCTTCTCCATTTCGACATTGAGTCTATCAAGGTGGTTGATTTTGATAGGCGTTGTATAATTCATTCCACAGCTTTTGCGCCTTTTGTTTACAACTCATTTACATTATCTCCTTTTCAATTCTTCAATATGACACTATAATCATAACATTATTTTAATATAATTATAGCATTATAATATAATTATTATGATAAAATTATAATGTGTGAACTACCTATAAGCTAAAGCTAATGGGATTGTGA